TATCATTACGTTCTGTGCAGCCGGCAATGCTGGTAATACAAAAGATGTGTTCTACCCGGCAGCTTACCCGGAGACAATTGCCATTGGGGCCATCGATGCGTCCATGAAGAGAGCGGGGTTCAGTAACACAGGTAAGAACCTTGATTTTATGGCTCCTGGCGTAGACATCCTGTCTACAGTACCTAAGAATTGGTACGCCAAGCTATCTGGGACATCTATGGCTCAGCCCTTTGCATGTGCTGTAGCCGCACTGCTTCTATCTTATGTCAGAAAGCACGATACAAAAATTGTACTAGAGAGTGCAGATGACTACAGGCAGATATTCAAGAAGTATTGTTCGCCGATTAAAAATGGCAACTACAGTGATCCAGCCTTCTACTCAGGGTTCGGTATAATCGACCCAAGGAAATTCATAGAAGCATGGGGATCTGGTGATCCTTCTTATGATAAGAAGTAAGACAAGAGGGCGAGTTTACTCGCCCTCTTTCGTTAGATCCTTGATCTGTTGTTTGAGTTCGGCCACCTTATCGAACTGTTCCAGTTCTTTCGCTTTTGCCAGTCGCAGTTTCAACACTTTCAGTTGCTCAACTTTCTCTGCCGCCTTCTTGATGGCACTTTTAGGACTTTTTCCTACATGATGGCAGTCAGCCTGCCGATTGATGCTGACGGCGATGAATTCGTCCCTATAATGTTCGTAGCATGTGGGACATCCGAACTTACCGCTTAGATTGAACTCATCAATTGTCAAGCCGCATCGTGGGCATGGATTCTTGGTAGATTCTATGACAGGTTGAGGTTTTGTAGTTTTACCTGTCAGTAGGTCCAACAACTCAGTCGCAGTTGTGATGATAGGCATGTGATTTCCTCCTGCTGGAGTTATATCACCTTGCATGTTTTTTGGCAAGGTCGCTTTCCTTATCTCATCACCACAGACATGGCATAGATCGGCGGTATACACTACCTGACCTTTCTCTATTTCTGTAACATGGACCTTTTTTTCATTGAGACATACTTCTCCGGTAATAGGACAGATCATTAGACTCCTGGCTTCAAAGATTGCATCCTGATACGAAGTGAGAACCCGTCGTCAGGCAAAGCGGTGGCGTCCGCAGGAGTGGTTCTCTTAAACCATATAGGGAATCCATCGGACGGCCCAAGGTTCGGCAAGGTCAACGGGGCTTGAGACGTTGGTACGAAGAACGTCACTCCACCCGGCGGCGTAGTCTCGATATCGAGAGTTGGAGCTATCGTATTGATGGGAGCGCCTTGCTGGATGGTGCTGACATTGATCGTTACTGTCGGGGTCAACGAGTTGCTGACGATTACGAATGCGTCGTGGTTACGACTACCATTCTCATCACTGAAGCTCACGTCGAAGATGACCGTCGTACCTACGTTCTGAGCGGTGACTACCACATCTTCTAATATAAACTCATCATCACTGGTGATCGCCCGTAGACTGGTTTGTAAGTTTGTTGCCCAAACTCCTAGATCACTGTTGAACGTAGATGTAATAGTATGGTTGTCATATGATAGCTGGAAGCTACCGCCGGTCACACCTCCAGTGATGGTGATTCTCTGAACCTCGTCTTGGATTTGTAGACCAACCTCGATACTTGACCCTCCTGCTACCTCGTCTGTCATCCACATCTCTATGTTATAGACGTAATCAGTGCCATCGTTGAAAAGATATAGACATCTGTAGTCTTCCTTGCCAACCTCTGCCTCTTCTGGTGTAACGTCGGAGAAGAGGTTGTTGAGATTGTTGCTGGTGACTCGCAGGGAGGAAGGGTTTCCGCCTAGAGACAGATTGGGGTCTAAGTTATTCGTGCCGCCCGACAGCACGAGGGAGATATCTGGTTGGGAAACTGGCATATTTACCTCACTGGCATATTGACATTGTTATTCTAAAGTAGTAGATTCGGTCGTTATTGGAAGGACAAATCTATGGCAAGAAAACAGGAACCGCTTATCATTCAATGGAAACCAAGGAAGTCCAGACTAGCTCAAGAGTTTAGTGAAGGACTGGAATTCGCCTTCGTTTCGTCTGATAACAAGCAGATTAATCAGTTCGTCTTCTGCAAAGACTTCATGCAAGACGCAATACAAGCCTTCATCAACAAGAAAAGAGTCTCTATCTACGGGTTTATATATGACCCGAACCATCCAGATACGATTCCGCTCTGTCTAGAAAAGACACGTCTTCTTGTAACCGACTGGCGCAACAAACAGTTCAGATCTAGGATCGAAGGATGCATTGACTTCCTCAACCAGATCGAAACCAAGCTCAAGATGAAGAAGACTACGATCAGGGAGTGCGACAATCCATCTCCTTGTTACAAGAAGGCCGGTATCTGGCTTGTCGAAGGTAGCAAGAGATGGATGTCTTCGCCGCCCATGATCTCACTCTACACACTTCTCATCCGTGTAGGCTTCTCCCATCAGAAAGGCAAGGCTTATGAGACGACCATGAAGGAGATTATCGACTTCAAGGTAACGCCTTATAGGTCTGACGACCAAGACTACCTGAGTGATGCACAGAAGGGCATCAACTGGATCTTGGAAAAAGGGGACCAGAAGTTGTTCGGTAAGGATATCGTCAAGAACTACCCCTGGATTACAACATACGAAATGCACTCTAGCTGTGGTATTGTTGGCTTTTCTCAGGGATATGCAGAGGCATACTGCCCTGAGTGGTATAAGAAAGTCAAACAATAACTATCACCTGGGCCGTCCATTGCCGGTGTTCTTGATTCCGAAGTTGTCGGTCTGGGAGTGACAATTAGGACAAAGGATTTGTAGGTTCTCTAGTCTGTTGTCATTCCACTTGCCGTTGACATGGTGAAGATGGAAAGAAAGCGGCTTACCGTTCCAATCGACTGTGCCGCACTCTTCGCATTTAGGTTCTTTTAGACCTTCTTTGAAGAGACGATTTTTGAGATGGCCGGTTTTCAGATATGTGGAGTTCTCCACAAGTATCTCTGATAGGGGCTGTCCATCTCTGCCGGTCATATGGCTTGTGTCTATGCCAGATCTTTTGATCCTAGCGTACAAAGCCTGATAGTTGTATCCACGCAGGTTTAGCTTTTCATGAACCTGCTTGAAGCTCTTGCTAGATGCTACTGCTTCAGATAATTGTTCAGTTGTGTATGTGAATTTTGCCATAACATAACTATAGTAAGGGGGAGCGCTATTTATGTCTGTTTTCTCTTTTGGGAGTGACCCAGAGTTCATGTTAGTCAAGGGTGGCAAATACTACAGTGCCATCAACATCATCAAAGGCGATATCGCCAACCGTATCAAAATCGACGGACACGAGTTCTATTGGGACAACGTGTTAGCTGAATGTGCCATCAAGCCCGGCTTCACCAAGGAAGAGACAATCAGTAACTTCCGTAACTGTTTCCAGATCTATGCTGAAATGGTGAAACCATATAAGCTCGTCGCACAAGCGTCTGAGATCTATCCAGCCAGTGAGCTAGCCGATGAAAAGGCCAGAAACGCTGGCTGTGCCCCAGACAACTGTGCCTACGAGATCAAGGAGAAGAAGCCAAAGAAGGGAGTCTTATCTGGTACAGATCTTAGGACTTGCGGTGGTCACGTCCACATGGGTTGTGACGGCGAAGCGTTGCATAGTGATTACTGGCAGTGCATCGTGACCGTAAGGTTGCTGGATCTCTTCGTGGGAGTGCCGTCTTTGTTCATCGACCACGATCCTACTTCTGCTAGGAGGCGTGTGTTGTATGGTAAGGCTGGTAGGTTCCGTCCTAAGCCATATGGTATGGAGTATAGATCTCTTGGCAATTTCTGGCTGGCAAGTCCTAAATTGGTGGATTTGGTATACGATCTGTGTAAGTTCACCACGGACTATGTAGAAGAGAAGAAGTTCGATGAGTTATACAACTTCGATGAGGAGATGTATTGGGAACTACCACAGGGACAACTGAGGAAGGCTTACAAGTGCGTGGGCTACAAAGAGAACGAGCTACGAAAATGTCTAGACAATAACGACAAAGACAAAGCGAGAGCGTTCATGAAGATAGCATCTAACGAGATGCCTAAAGAGCTATACAAGAGGATCGAAGAAGCCAGCGCCCCTATACAGTATGATTTTTACAAGGAATGGGAGTTGGAATGATTCGTGATTGTAGCATTTATGAATGCGAAGGTGATTTGGAGTATTGTATCTTGTGTTTACCCGGACGAGGTGGCGATGGAGATACGATAGCGGATTTCTATGCCCACAGCAGCGGACTGAATAAGTGTGTGTTTGTGGGCATCACGCCAGAAGGATTTTGTTGGTATCCACTACCTCGTAATCCTGACGATCAGGCTGCGGCGGTGGCCGGCATCCCTCGTGCCCGTCAGGCTATCGAGGAGGCTATCACCATCATCGGCGGCAAGTACGGGATACCCCGCAGTAAGACGGCGATGGTTGGTTTCTCTGCCGGCGGCGTGATGGCGATAGAGACGGCGGCGAACGCCAACGATCCGTTCGCCGCCGTGGTCGCCCATGCCGGGGCTATTTTAGACCCAAAAAGTCTTCCAAAGAGTCGGCATCCGACGCCAATCGTGCTGATTCACTGTCAGGATGACGACTGTTTCGCCTGGGACGAGCGTTTCGTGCCGATGCGGGAAGCCCTGATCGCTCAGGGCTACGACACGCATTCGTTGGAGCATCCCGTTGGCGGGCATAGGATTACGGAGTTTGACATCCGGCAGGCGGGCATTTTCTTGGGGGCGTGGCTCGGAATAGGAAATGAGTACCAAGATGATCTTTTAATCGAACCTTGCCATTCATGACGTTTACGCATAAACTTCATTTAGAGCGCAACGGTTCTCCTTGCACTCAAAGGGGTGCCAGCCATCATGTGCCTTGGCTGGCCCCCTTCTTTCGTTTGCGGATCTCACGGCAAGCCGGCCTCAGATCGACCTTGCGGCAATCGTGGCACTGCCACCGCTGACCCAACTCTTTGAATGCAATTAGCTCCAACGCAAATCTCTTTTGGTGGATGAAACACTCTTTGCGGCACAGGAAGCACGGCAGCTTCATGTGTCCTGGCTTCAGCACCTCTCTTTGCGACTGCAAGTGCCGGTAGAAGCTCAACAGCCTCTCTGGCATCGGTGGGACCGGGAAACGAACTGGACCCAACCACTTGTACTCAACGCCCGTGTCGAGCGTACTTGGGGGCAACACTGATTGGTGTTTGTGCCCCCTGAATTCGATACTGTTGTGCTTGAGAATCGTCAAGTGGGGATCGGGACTCTCAAACAGGTGATGGATCGATTTCGTACTGGAGTACATCGGGTGAGGATACTCCCCAATCAGATCGTTGATTTTATCGTTAGCCTCAACACTGTCCCCCTCAACGTCGATCACATCTCCCAGCAACAACCCGATGTTGGAGTCTGGCAGCCGCTCTAGTACCTCTCTTGCTTGCTCTTTGTTCCAACCATCTGTCCAACCACGGCAGACCGGAACCTTGCTGTGTTTTCTCAACGGAATGACCTTGAGGCCATTTTCCGTCAATACGTCAAAGTGTTTCAATATCTTCTGCATGGTACTCTCAGGGGTTGACCTTTCTCTTATAGCTGGGTAGAGTATATGCCAAGTAAGGAGTATATTCAATGCGAATCTTAGTCACTGGAGCATCAGGGTTTGTGGGGAAAAGACTTGCAAACCAACTAGCCTTAAAAGGACACCAAGTCACAGCCGTAGCCACATCAGAAGTCGGCCTCAACGGCATGTACAAGATCGTCAATCCTGGCCTTTTCGGCATGGATGTCGCCCACCTCTACTACAACGAAGTCATCTTCCACCAAGCGGCCAACAACGATACCATGTCCACCAACATGGAGGACATGTGGAAAGCTAATGTCAGCGAGCCAGTACAAATGTTGTACATCGCCAAACATGGTGCGTGTAAGAAGTTCATCTACGCTTCTAGCACTGCTGTCTATGGCAACATCCCAGCCCCGCACACAGAAGGATCACCACTCAACCCACTCAACGTATACGCCCGGACCAAAGCACACTTCGATGACTGTGCCATGAACTTTGCCAAGGACAATCCTCACATGACCATCATCGGTTTGAGGTACTGTAACGTCTATGGTCCTGGGGAGCAGCACAAAGGTAAACGAATGAGCATGATCGGTCAGATGCTCTATAAACTCAAGGGTGGTGGAAAGATCGAGTTGTTTGAGGACGGGCTGCAAAGGAGAGATTGGTGCTACATCAGTGATGTTGTCGATGCCAATCTATTGGCTATGCAGTCAGACAAAAGTGACATCTACAACATCGGATCGGGGTCGTGCATAACGTTCAACAGGATCGCCATGACGTTGATTCAACATCTGACGCCTCAAGATACGGCGTGGACTGACTATCTGTCTTATATCAAGAATCCAAGTCCTGAGACGTATCAGAATCATACTGAGTGTGTAATAAAAAAGGCTCGTACCCAATTGGGGTACGAGCCTAAGTATTACGACATCCTTGATGGAATTAACGAGTACGTCTTGAACGCTTAGCATGTTCTTTCATCAAGATTGCCTTGATGGCTGCTAGCTTTTTAGGATCTGCACAAGCTGCCACTTTCTTGGCTAGCATTTGTCCATCCATAGGAGCTTGTTGTTGCATTTGGTCAGGCATATTTGGTCTGATGATCTGGCCGGATGCATCAACAGAAGATGGTGGTGCTGTTGGATCAGCCGGTTTCTTGGCTGCCAATGACTTTCCAAATGCGGCTGGGTCTAATGTTTCACCGCCTGTTGGAAGCCCGCCCATCTCTCTTAGAAGCATCTTGGCCTTTCTCTTGCCCTGGATTCTCTTCCACTCATTATACTGACCTAGAGATGGAAGATCGCCTACTCTGCTTTGTGGAGCGTAACCTACTTCGCCCGGTTGCGCATTCCGAAACTGCTGTTGCGGTTGTCGAAGACTCCCCCTTGGACGTGATACACCACTGTTGAATTTCTGATGTACTTCACCCTTGCCAGCATCGATGATGCTACCAAGCCAGTCGGCGTCTTCCTTCTTCATCCACTTCTTTGTAAGGTCGCCCAGATTGTCGCCCTTGTTGCCAGCCTTCATATACTTCTTGGAGTATACAGTCTCGTCGTCACAGTGGTCCTTGCCGGACTTGTCTACGCACATGTACTTCTTGGACTTCTTCTTAGCGAAAGCCTCTGCCTTGTCGTCATCATCTGACTCTTCCGGCTCATCAGCTTCCTCTTCATCTTCTTCGTCCTCGTCCTCTTCGTCTTCATCCTCCCAATCGGAGTTCTCTTCGTCTTCGTCATCGCTGCCGAAGTCAGGAGCGCCTGGACCTTGATCGCCTACAGGATCTTCATCTCCACCTTCCTCGCCACCCAATGCACCAGGGCCGAATAGGTCTTCGTAAGATCCAGACATGTCGTCAAGATCTCCACCTTCTTCGTCACCACCAGGGCCACCAAGTAGTCCGGCAATATCACCACCTTCTTCATCACCACCGCCGCCGTGACCAAGTAGTGCAGCTAGATCGTCGCCACCCTCTTCATCACCGCCGCCGCCGTGACCAAGTAGACCAGCTAGTTCATCACCACCGTCTTCTGGTGGGAAATCATCACCACCATCAGCGGATAGAGCGTCTAGACCATCAAGGTCGTCGCCCTCCTCACCACCAAATTCACCATCAAGTTCGTCTCCACCTTCGCCGCCGAACTCATCGTCCACAGGAACGTCAGATAGGTCGCCAAAGTCCGCACCGTCCTCGTCTTCAAGTCCGGGGTCTTGGTTCCCTTCTTCATCACCCAGCATATCTGGGTCTAGTTCCTCTTCGTCCGGTGGGCCAAACCCCATTTCTGCGAGCTTACTGCCGACGAAACCAAGTGATCTTGGAGTCTTCACACCGAGGCTATAGGAACCTTGGAAGGATTCATTGATCATCTTCCATGCTTTGTATCTTGGCAACATATATTATCTCCTAGAAGTAAGCCTACTAGGTCTATATATCCATGCCTACCATTAATTTTGGGTGGCCGAATCTGAATAAATTTGAAGGAAAGGTGCAATATGGCAGCAATGTCTAACTATTTGGAGAACAAGCTAATCGACCATGTTTTCCGGGCAACCAGCTTCACGATGCCTAGCGCTCTATACATAGCTCTATTAACCACCAATGCTGTCGATTCCGATACGGGTACAACTATTTCCGGCGGTGGTGGTACAGGTGTTGAGGTGTCTGGTGGTAACTACTCTAGATACCAACTCGATCCTAGCACGACTAATTGGGCTAATACACAAGCATCCGGCTCCGGTGCATCGTCCGGTACTGGCGGTACAACGTCTAATTCAACAACTGTTACGTTCCCGACAGCTTCGGCAAGCTGGGGTACGATTACCGGCGTAGCCATATGTGACGCTGCTACAAACGGTAACATTCTATTTTTCGGTGCTTTGTCAAGCTCCAAGACTGTTGGCAGCGGTGACGTATTCCAGTTCAATACCAACCAACTATCCATACAGATCGATAACTAAGGTGGTAAATGGCTACTGTATTAGCAGATGCAAACATAACTTGTGTGAGCGGATGTACTCCAATAGCAAACTGTGAATACTTCGTCTCAGGTTCTAATGGATGTCTGACTGATGGTACGATTCTACCACGGGTTGTTCGATCCAATACGGGTTCTGGTGGATGTCTTAGTGACGGTTCCGGTGTTTTGCAGTTATTGTACTACAGTGTCGGTAAGAACGGCTGTCTTGCCGATGGTCATGGCACCCTACAACTAAACTACACGAATACAGCTAGTGGCGGATGCCTTGATGCTGGATCTGGGAATGTATCTGTTAAATTCAACGGAGTCGCCAGTGTGGTCGGTGCTAGTGCAGCTACCTGTGCTGGTGTATCGTATAGATTGGTTTCGGCTAGTGTTGTTGCTGCAAGCACAATAACATCAGTTGCAGTAGTAGAACACAATGCGACTGCAAGTTTGTCTAGTGTAAGCACTATCCAGGCCAATACAAAAGTAACACACATCTCTGCGGCATCTATGGCTTCCGTGGGTGGTGTAACTGCTGTCGGAAGGATTGTTAGGTTCTATTTCTTCACAGGGTCAGGTGGTGTGGAGACTGATGGAGCCGCTGAAAGATCGTTTGAGTTGTCCATAAATGGCGATGGTCTTATCAGTGTACAAGGCACTGCGACAGTTACAAGGTTCTATGGCGACTGGAGTAAGTGCGATGAGGATGAGATTAAGGGTATTAGCTTGATACCGAACAAACATAAGGATTGTTTCAGGTCTAGACCATTCCTACCGGAGCGGAAGAAGTACATACCTAAGAGTTTGAAAGGTACGGCAGCTATATTGCCAGCTATTACTGTTTCCATCCAGAATTATTTCTTACCTGAATAACTAATGTAGAATTTCGAAGAGAGGATTATATGGCACTCGTAACACCTAACCAGGGCGAATTGGAACTGTTGAACAAGATGTTGAAGGCTGCTCTAAGCGTAGATGAGAACTACATCTTGAAGTTGTTCCAGAACAACGTAACTCCAGATCAAACATTCGTGCCTGCTAGCTTCGTGGAAGCTAATTTCACCACTTATGCTGCTAAAACCCTTACAAGATCGGGATGGAATAGTGCCGTTACTGTAAGTGGCGCTGCTACGTCTTCGTATGGTGCAAACCCACAAAGCTGGACATGTGGTACGTCCGGTAACACGATTTATGGGTATTGGGTTGAAGGAGCTACATCCGGCATCTGCTTATGGGCAGAAAAGTTCACGTCGGCCAGAATCCTGGCTGATGGAGACGTATTGAACCTAACTCCACAATTTAACTTGAACTCAGCTAATTAACAGCTATACTCCTCTATTTGGAGGTGTTATGAAGCGGCTATTGCTATGCGTGATTGTGGTACTCACCATTTTGTGTGGATGGTTTGTGTATCAAAAACAAGTCCAGATTGGACCTGAACCATCTTCCACACTAAAGTTCAAGCGTGATGATATACGTGGAGCGACCATTCTCCCTAAAGAGAAGGAACCACCAGCTATACAAATTGCTAACAGACGTAACTCGCAGATCAAGAACTTCGCATGTGACAACATACAAGTCAAGGCATGGCAAGGCGGCATCAAGCTCAAGCTGACCGCCACCATGTATTATGAGAAGGACAATAAGTTCCGCATGATTACAAATTCTGTATTGGGCAAGGAACTTGATATCGGTTCTAACGACAGAGAATTCTGGTTCTGGAGTAAGAGGATGAAACCACTTGCCCTCTACTATGCAGATCACAAAGATTTCAACAAGACTAGACTAAGAACGCCATTCAATCCAAGATGGATGGTCGCTTCGCTTGGACTCGATACAATCGATATTTCCAAGTGCAAGGTTGTCGAAATGAAAGACAAGCTTATATGTGTTAGCGACCATACAAATTCAATTGGTGAGCCTATCACAAAAATGACTTATGTGAATAAGCTCACCAATAGAGTTGATGGTTTCTTGTTAGTGGATAAGACCAATAAGAAGATAGCTTCTGGTGAAGTGCTTGCCTGGAACGGCGACCTACCTCAGCAAATCCTCTACGTCTGGTTTGAGGAGAATACTTCGATGTTGTTCGATCTCTCCGGTCAAAGATATAATACTACCATTGATCCAAGGATTTGGCAGAAGCCAAACATTCAGCCTCAGATCGATATGAGCAAGGATGGTAGTAACTGCGCTTTTACTTATTGAGTTTGGCTCTAATCGCATCTCTACGAATCTTCTCAATCCTTCTCCTCTCAGCATCCATCTGCATGCTGCTCTTAGGAGAAGTATTCTGTTGTAGACCAAGGGCACGAATCGTAGCTGGTGAAGCACCTGCGGCAACACCACCGATAACCGGCCTTGGTCCTACGGATGGTCGTAGGGCAGGAACCCTACTTACCGGAACGCTCTTTTTTCCGCAACCACACATTATAACCTCCTAGTGGATAGACATTTTAGCGGTATTACGCTATCTTATCTACACACTAGGAGGCAAAATGTCATTTGAATTGGATGCAGAGAAGATCATCAACGGCGCTCTCGATAAGGCCACACAACTCGCTATGGAACGACCAATCGAAGCTGAGTTGATCTTGAATCAACTTCTAAGAGCTTGCCCAGATCACCCCAAGGGTCTAGGTCTACTTGGCGTTGTCAAACAGAGAACACAAGAATTCGAAGAATCCATCCGGGTTCTCAGTCGAGCCATAGAGGTAGATCCAGAAAACCCCGACAACTACAACAATATGGCCCTCAACTATGCCAACCTCGACCAGTACGAAAGGAGCATCGAGTACCTCAACAAAGCACTTGAAATGAAACCAGACAGTCATCTGTACATCAACAACCTTGCTCTCCAGTATCGTCAGATCGGCAAACATGATATCGCCATTGACCTACTCAACAGGGCGCTACAGCTTCATGAAGCCGCAGAAGTGTGGTGTAACATGGGCGGTGTGTATGGTGAGCAGAAAGACATGGAAAATGCTGAGCGTTGTTTCTACAACGCCATCAGGCTCAAGCCCGATCTAGCTGCACCACACGTTGATCTGGCCTTTTCCAAGCACCTACGGGGTGATTGGGAGGGTGGTTTCACGGAGTATGAGTGGCGGTTCAACCACTTCCCACAGCTACGCTTCTACCACAAGGCATATGATCAGTCAAAGCGGTGGACTGGCGAGCAACCCCTGAAAGGCAAGCGTATCCTTCTGTACGGGGAACAGGGGCTAGGGGATATGATTCAGTTCGCCCGGTACTGCAAGCAATTGGCCGAAAGAGGGGCGTTCACCATCGTTCATTGTGCTGATGTGCTGGAAAGCGTCATCAAGCGATGCCCCGGAGTCGGGGAGACGGTCGTTGCCAATATCGTGAATCTGGAAAATGAAGCAACGAGTCCTTTCCCGCCTTATGACTACCAGTGTTCCTTGATGAGTTTGCCTTTTCTTTTGAAGGACTTTACCGTCTCAGACGAACCTTACATCAAGCCTCTGGCGACACTCGATTTCAAGGATTACAAGAACACATTCAACATCGGGATCTGTTGGGCTGGAAGTCCGGCACATCCGAATGATGCTGCCCGTTCCACATATCTCAAGAACTTCAGAATCATTCATGACATCCCAGGAGTCAAGTTGTTCAACCTACAAGTCCAGCCTTCCAAGCGGATCTATGCTGCCGGGAAGAGGATCGTGGACTTCGCTGAGGGTGCCGAAGACATGAAGATTGTGGACATGAGGCCGATGATCCAGAACTTCGATGACACGGCTACCATCATCAGCGGTTTAGACCTTGTTTTGACAGTAGATACGGCTCTGGTACATCTAGCCGGGGCTATGGGAGTGAAGTGTTATGTTTTGGTTCCATATAATCCTGACTGGCGATGGAAACTTGACGGCAGGAGAACAGAATGGTATAGGAACGTAAGGTTGTTCCGTCAACCGAAGATGCACGACTGGAAGAGTGTGTTTGAGCAAGTAGCACAAGAGATCGAGGCAATATCATGGGAGTACAACAATGAAGATTATCTACAGGCTAAGCGACAAGAGTTACAAGAAGCCGAAGCTGCCAGGAGCAACTAAGCAGTTCTGTTATTTCAACTTTATACAAGCCTTCCAAAGTGAGATCCTACCCACTAATGGAGGTGATGTGAAGAATCTGCTGGTGATCGCAGATCATTGTAAAGAAAGTCTGGAGATAGATCTAATCAAGTATACTCCATTTGAAACAGAGAAGACGGAATACGGTAACTCTGGATCATTCAAGTATGCACTCAAGCGGGCTGTCCAGTCCAACGATTTGGTCTATTTTGTAGAAGACGACTACATCCACAAGAAAATAGCTCCCACACTGATCGCTGAAGGCATCAAACATGCCGATTATGTGACTCTGTATGATCACCCCGACAAGTACACGAATGTCTATGAGTTCGGGGAGACATCGAAAGTGTTCAAGACAAAGAACACTCATTGGAGATACACAGCTAGTACCTGTATGACGTTTGCCGCAAGGTCAACCACGTTGATGCAGGATATGGAGATCTGGGAGAAGCACTTGAATGGGACGCACCCGAATGATCATATGGCGTTCGTAGAGTTGGGGAAGAGGGGGCGGAAGCTGGCTGTATGTATCCCAGGAGCGGCTTGTCACACGGACTTGACGTTTTCTGGGCTTGCCCATAATGTGTTGATCGATGATTGGGCCATAGACATTTTGTGTGAACATCTAGAGAATACGATGAGCGATGAGCTACAGGACATCAAGAAGGCTGTGTTCGTAAACAACCCGAAGGGGTGGGATAGGCTGAAGATGCTGGACGCTCTACATCAAATGAGAAAACCCCAGCAAGATTGAAAGGTCTTGCTGGGGTTTCCCCTTCTCGTTGTAGTTTAGGAACAAGTTCCGTCTGTCACGGTGCAGGAGTGGCTGGAACAGCCATCTTGTGCAACCGGAGAGGTAGCGGTCTTGGCGGCTGTTGCCTTCTTGGCAGGAGCCTTCTTCTTGGCGGTTGGAGCCTTCTTAGCAGCCTTCTTGGCTGGCTCGGCATACTCAACCTCAGCACCCAGCTTCTTGGCTAGGCTGCGAGCCACTGTCGTCAGTGCGCTCTTGGTTGGGAATGTCGTCTCGCCGTCCTTACGGCTCAGTCGAGCGCCGGCGACGTTCGGTAGGCTTACGCTGCCAGTCCAACCCGTCTTACTCTGTCTCACATTCACTACGATCTTCATTTCTTTCTCCTTTTCAGTTGTGCGTTGTGATTCGCAAGTCTTGTTTATAATCATCGACGAAGTTTGTGTCAAGCTTGAGTTAAAAAAAAAATGTAAAGCTATATTCTTCATCGCCTCATGATCTACGTTGTGTGCCACGTTCCCACCACAATCTTTGAGCGTGGGTGCTAAGACCTTCCTGTCGGTCGGCCTCTGTCTTTGTTGGTAGTAGATGTCGATGGCCTTATCGTACTTATCATAGAGTAGGTTGGTGTTGAAATACTGAATGTGTGTTTTCAAGTTGAAACTTTCTATGATCTCTCTCACTGTGTTCTTGACTTCCGACAGCGGCATCTTGTGTTTGGTCTTCCCGACTCTATTGAAGTCCACAAACCACATGAAGTTGTCTTCATCATAGACAAAGAGGGGGTTGAGCAGTCCGGCGTATCGATGTCTATCGATGTACTCCATGACCTGTCCTAGCCACATGGTTCGATACATCTTATAGAAGATGTGGTAGTAGAAACCGATGATGGCTTTGAATGTAAGGATGAGTACATTCTTGTTGTTCTTGGTGTGTAGATTGTGACGTATACAAAAGGGACAATGGAACCTGCCGTGGGCTAGATTCTTGCATGCTTCGAAGCTGGTTGCGGACACATCTACTATACGATCACAGAAGCAACATGAAGAGGTGATGATATCTGAGAGGCTGGCTCCACCACCTATTTTCTGCATCTGCACGTCAAAAGCTTTGTTCATGGCTCTTTTTCCCTTCCGACTCGATTCTAATAACTTGCGGAAAAAATTCAATACACCTCTATATAAGGTAGAGCGTTAGCTAATATAGTGAGGGATAACAATGCTAGATTTTGTAAATTGGTGTGAAGAGAACGGTAAGACCCTGCCAACATTGTCAGAAAATGGTGTCAGGACAGGTATTCGCCCATGCTACCCAGACGCATATAAGCGTTCACAGTATCCTGACGGTTACTTCGGCCCATACTCCGCTACAGCATTCCTCGATTTGAAGAATTCTAAGAGTGGGGCATTCAGGTCAGTGAAGGATAAAGTCAACTCAGGTATGTAATGAAAAACCCCTCTGGTGATTCCTCAGAGGGGTTTTTCATTACACGTCCAGGGTCCAGTCTTCTCCAGTATTCTTGACTTCTATGACCTTGATGTATTCGTTTTCGTACTTCTCACGGATCGTCTCACCAAGGGCTGTATCGAAATCCCATTCCGATACGACTTTCTCCATATCAGGCACTTGCCCCCTGTTCGCCCCATTGGCTGCGAACCAACAAGTGTCAGTGATCTCAATACGATCAGGGATGTTAGCCTTGCTCAGATCGATATAGTCTGGGGGGATAGCATCTGTGATCTGTACGTTATGTAGACCTTCTGTAATCTGGATGTTCTCGTAGGGCAGATTGAACGTGCAGGACATGGATATTTGGTCGCCAGCCTGAAGGAAGATCGGGTTGTCGAAAGTCTTCGCTGTATACCTGTAGTCGTATCCGTTGGCGAAAAATTCGTTGTTGGCATTTGGCGCATCAGAAAATAAGCGCCCACCTAATGTAATCATGTCAGCGGAACCATCCAACTGCTTGTCCATTCTGTTGTTTTGATCTTTATCTGTAATAGATTTTGAAGTGTCTTTGAGCATGCCGGGAACTCTCTCCCAATAAGCCCAATGCTCCTCTTTGGTCGGACTGGCGATGATGAGGCCCGCCTTGAGATATTTGGCGATGATCTCTTCAACTCTCTTACGTGGAAGTCCTGTTTCTTTCTGGATCATGCCAGTGCTTCGCCATTCGAACTTCGGATTGCGAGCTAGCGAGATGAAGAACTTCTGTTCTTCATTCCCCTCTTTAGTGCCTTGTGGATACACTTCGGTCCACTTTTTCGGCTTAATCATATGTTTCCTCCTCGAAAATTAATAGTAGAGAGACTACTATAACATATCATCCTATTATAGTAAAGGAAGTCAGTGTCTATGAAGTACAAAAAATTCAATAAGTACGAAAAGAAAGAAGTAAGACGAACCATGATCCAGAATGCCATGTCTGGTGGCGGCGTCTACCTCTATAAAAACAGTTCTAAGGTGGCGGAACTAACTCTGCCACGACCAACTCATAGCGGTGTAAGAAAGGTCGAACCTAATGGGGAATTCCAGGGAGATGACTATTACATGCAGATGGTGAAAACTGGAGATCTTCGGTTGGTCGAAGTGTTGCAAACAGCAGAAGAAGAGAAAGTAGTATTGGCACAAGAAGCCCTATTGGCAGAGGGCGTCACACAAGAACAGCCTGCAAGTTTGGCAAATCCAAAAGGAGGAATTATGTCTGAGCAGAAGTTGATCGTGGAACAACCACACAGGATTACGTCTAAAGGTGTAACCGAACAAGTCGTAGAAGGTGCAGCACCTAAGAAACAGGCACCTAAGAAGACAATCAAAGAGGCAGAAGAGAAGAAGCCACAACCTGACGTACTACTGAACGAAGGTCCAGTGGACGACGGTTTCGTAATCGTGCAGTAAGAAAATCGTGGCACCGGACTTTACGGTGCAAAAGTTGTTCGTACAATACCTCTGGACCCGCAAGGCGACCGTAACCGTTGGCCCCAGGCGAAGGAGGTATTTTCGTATGAAGTTCCATGTGTTTTTCGAGCGCAAGAACTCCAAGAAGTTCAACACCAAGACGGTGGAGGAGCAGCTTACCTACATCGTTGAGCGAGGGGTGGCCGGCAACCGCTCCTCCTGGGAAGTGGACGATCTGGAAGTCCACGATCCCAAGCGGGCCAACGGCGACGACAGCGATTGGCTGTACAAGGCCGCTGTCATGTTCACCCGTAAAAAGCCCCGCAAGCCCATCACCCCTCAGCGGCTCACGGGGGAGATGACCGACATCGTGAGCGTCATGGGCAAGGCGTGTGTCGTCAGCAAGTGGGGCCAGTACCCCTGGACGATTACCAACAGCGAGGCTCTGGACTGGCAGGTCAGCACGGAGGGGAAGTTCGATCTGGAGTCCGCCGCTGAGGGCGAGTCCAGCGACGATCCCGCTGACGACAAGATGGCGATCAGTGAGATCGTGGACTTCGACAGGGCACTCACCCTGGACGAGATCACTGTCCCCGACGTGCTGATCCACGGCACCGACGCTGAGATTGAGGCGTATGGCCCGTTCCAGGGCATTTACGGTCGTGGTGCCCATATCCGGGTAGCCTTCTCCTCCATCGCCACGATGAAGGCCACGAAGGGCCGGCGGCGCAACCACGTCCTGTTCTGGGGAAAGCCGGGTGCGGCCAAGTCCACCATGTTCCACGCCATCCAGACGGTGCTGGGCAAGGGGGCGTACCTGGGGATCAACGCCAACAGCGCCACCAGGGCCGGCATCGAGGCGATCTTCCTCGACAGGCTCAAGGAGACTGGCTGCCCGCCATTCCTCTTCATCGAGGAGATCGAGAAGACCCTGGAGGCGATCCTGACGGTCTGGCTGTCGATCCTCGATGAGCGGCGTGAGGTGCGGAAGATCACCCACCATCAGGCTCGTCGGGCTGAGGCCAACGTCCTCTGCTTTGCGACTGCAAACGACAAGGTGCTGTTCGACCGGCTCATGGGTGGTCGTCCAGGCCACGGTGGCGCTCTCAGCAGTCGTTTCAACAAGCCGCTGTACGTCCCCCGCCCCAACTCCGACCAGATGATGCGGATCTTGCTCCGTGACATCAAGCTGTACGGCGGCAAGGAGTCGTGGGCCAAGCCCTGCCTGGAAATCGCCAAGGAACTGTCTGAGACGGACCCCCGGACGATTCTGGGCTACCTCGATGGTGGTGATCGGCTCTTGAACGGAAAGTACAAAGCTGATATCATCGCTATCCACGACGCTGAACTCAACGACGGCATCGGTAAGGATGCTGATGACTAGGCGGCGAACATCCAAGGAAGGAGACATATGTTCTACTCAGTACACAAGGACGGGAAGCTACTTCACTACGGCGAGTGCTTGAACGAAGCGGCACAAGCCATCGAGAAGCACGCTGAAGGCGGCGTCGAGTTCCTCTCCGCTCCTACGAGCGACGAACTGAAGGCGAAGCTGGAAGCTGCGGGGGTACGAGTCCCCTGCTGTGGTTGCAACTGCCATGACGAGCAGTTGGTGGAAGACCTGAAGGCGCTGGCCGAAGAGGGCTTGAAGACCGTCAGGGAGGGCGTGGATTACGCTCTGGACAAGCTGGGAGTGAGCAAGGAAGACGTGAACGACTTCCTGGGTCGGGTCAAGGACCGGGGCCAGAAGGCGGCTGAGGACACGAGGGATCTGGGGGTCAAGGGAGCTAACCTCCTGGGTGACGTGTTCCAGGCTGTTGCCGACAGGCTCAAGCAGGTCAAGTAACGTCAGAGACGAACCACCGGCAATAGGGCCGGTGGTACAATTTTTGTACCATGTCAGGATGACATGGTGGGAAGGTCAAGGAAGACATGAGCAGCAGCCTCATAGTGGAGGTATGCGCTGTCGAGGAGATCATCAAGCACCCTAACGCTGACAAGGTCGAACTGGTTCGTGTCAAGAACTGGATTGCCATTGCTGGCATCGGCCAATTCAAAGTCGGCGACAAGTGTGTCTACGTTCCTCCTGACTGTGTGATACCTGAGCAGTTAGCAGAGAGATGGGGCATCTCTAAGTATTGCCCTCCCCTCCCAAGAGGGATTGACGGACAGCGGCCCCCAGGTTGCCGCATCAAGGCTCAGAGGTTCCGAGGCGAGCGTAGCTTCGGCACCGTTCAGAAAGTCGATGACGAGACATGGCCCGTGGGCATGTCGGTCGTTGACCACTATCTGATTACCAAGTACGAGCCACCGATGCGCTGCACGGATGGGGATTCGGCCACGCCGATTCACGCTTTCCATCCATATACGAGCATTGAGAACATCAACAACTTCCCCACTGTCATACAACCGGGGGAAGAAGTGGTTATCTCTGAGAAGATCCACGGCACCAACTGGCGTGGTGGGTACGTCCTACACCCCAACGAAGAGACAGGGGTGGCTGAGTGGCAGTGGGTCGCCGGCTCGCACGGCCAGCGCCGCAAGGAGTTCAACTCTAAAGGCGTCCGCAGCATGTACTGGTTTCCGTTCAAAACCGAAGGAGCCGATCCGCTCAAGGACATGCTCTACGACATACAACAGCACACTGACGCCAAACAGAGCGTCGTGGTGTTCGGCGAGATCTTCGGCCCAGGCGTACAAGATATGCAGTACGGCCAGAAAGGACTCTCCTACCGGGTTTTTGACATCGCCGTGGACGGCAAGTATCTTGACTTCAACGTCATGAAGTCCTACTGTGAGGCTTACGGCGTCCAGATGGTGCCGTACCTCTGTCGGGGACCGTTCTCCCTGGAGATGGTCGCTGAGATGACTGATGGGCCGACAACGATCTGTGATCCGGCTGAGGCTGGAAAGTTCAAGGGTCGTGAAGGCGTGGTGATCCGCCCCGTCAAGGAGCGGTACAGCCCCGACCTACCGAACTATGGTCGTGTGGTCTTGAAGTCGGTCAGTGTGGACTACTACGAGCGCAAGGGCGGTACGGAGTATCACTGATGAAGTTGATCGAGAGACTGAAACAGTTCAAGATCCCAGACGTACCGGAGAAGCCGATCATCTACTTCTGCCAGGGGTTCATATACTTCTGTGCAGTGATGTTGGTGGTCGTGTTCGGCTGTCTCCTGTTCTCCATCGGCAACGCCATCAACGTCATGGGCGGCTGGCCCTACATCGGCATGGCCGCACTCTGGCTGGTAGTCGGAGTCGTCGGACTGGTCTTGACTGCGACAGTCCTCGTTCTGCTCATTGTGGGCGTGGCGTGGGCCGCTCTCACGGTCAACAACTTCTACCTCGATTGGAAGGAACGTCGTGAAGCACAAAAACTTCGCTGAAGCCTGTGTGTTGCGAGTGAACGAGAAGTCGCAACGTTTTCTGAACCTGTTCGTCGCCAAGTACAAGACCCATGCCGGCAAGCAGGGGGAGTGGACTTTCGCCTCCCGCTCGCCCGACCCCCAACTGGCCCCGTCCATCAACGCTGTGATCGTCGTGGCGATGGTCCGCACTGACGCCGGCCCCCGACTGCTCTGCACGTCGGAGTTCCGCATCCCAATCGGCTGTCGGGAGTACGGTTTCTGCGCCGGCCTCATCGACAAGGGGGAAACCCCGGAGGAAGCGGCAGCAAGGGAACTGAAGGAGGAAACCGGCCTCACTGTTACAAAAGTTGTACTCGTCAGCCCGCCAATCGTCTCCTCAGCCGGACTGAGTGACGAGTCAGTACAATTGGTTTTCGTGGAGGCTGAGGGCGAGATCAGCACCGCCGGTCAAGAGTCGCACGAGGACATCAAGCCGTTCTTCGCCGACGCTGAAACCATTGCCAGGATGGTACAGATGACGGAGGAGTTCGACGGGGCTATCGCTGCGAAGGCGTGGCCGGTCCTGTGGATGATCGACTTCGTTCTCAACATGGGGGTTCATCTCGACCAGATTTTCGACATCCTGGCGGGGAAGATGGCCGGGTTGGGGTATGTCGCCACCAAGAAGGCGGGGCAAGTCTCGCCCAATGACGGGGGCTGCTGGTACTGTCACACCACGGACGGCGAGATGATGTTCTCAACTGAGTTCGACACCTACGTCCACAAGGAGTGCATCGAGCGTGCAGTGGAACACGACGAAGAGGATCGAGAGGCCCAGATCATGAAGAGAGAACTGTTGGGAGGAAAATGAAGCAAGCATACGCCATAGTCAGGCACGACAAATACTACAGCAAAGATACGCCCATAGAACACAAGATCACCATCAAGAAGGTCGTGCTTGACTTGGCGTATGCTGAAGAGGAAGTTAAGAGACTCAATGAACTGAACGGGGACCACGACTGCTACTACTTCTGGCAGTACACACGCATAGAGGAGGAACATGACCGATGCAGAACTGAAACAACTAGCTGTTGATATATCGGAAGGCAAGGTATTCGGAAGTTGGATGCTGCCACCCGAACGGGCGCAAGACCTAATTCATGTGGTCTTCATGCCCCTGGCTCTAGGAGCCGATAAGACAATACAAGAAGCTGATGTATGGGGCATCTACCAATACACGGACAAGGCTACCAGAAAAACTAAGGACGGTTTTCCCTTGTTCATGTCATTCAAGATCCTCACGAAAGACGACTGTGCCAAGTTGGCACCATTACTAGACAAACTGCGGCAACTCAAGCAGGAGTTCATGTCGCAATAGAGAATGGAGTCTCTACACATGATGAGGTGTATCCTCGCACTGGCCCTTGTTCTGGGCCTCACCTGTACCGCTTCTGCTCAAGCTCCTCCCACCCAACAGCAGAAGCTTCTCGAAATCAAACAAGCCTACGACGCTGCTGAGAAGCTCAGCAGCCATATCGACGTTGCCAAGATCCAGAAGGCACTCCTTGAGGATGCCGCCAAGATCTACGGCGAGCCTCTGACCTACGAAGAACTAACCCAACTGTCCACGCCGCCACCGGGCCTGATGGACAAGATTGGAGGGTTCTTTAACTTCCTGAACATCATCAAGATCACTGCTGCGTTACTCTTCGTGGTAGCCTTCATGTGGCTGGGAGGGTTCTACCTACTCACTTTCCTCGTCTACGTCCCTGGATGGGCCTGGGAGATCATCTGCTACGCAGGATGCGCCGGGCTGATCTACCTGGGAACGGTGGTTGATCCCGACTTCATGCTTCTGCCGGTTCTGCCGGGCTGCTTTGGCCTGTATGGGTGCTTGGCTCTGACCAAGTATCTACACAACCCGAAAGACCCGCCAAATCACGCTCTCGGCAACGCAATCTGTGCCGTGTTGTGGGGTGCCGTCGCTTTCTACTTCGATACCCAGGTTGTCGGATTCTTCGCCGTGATGGCGTTTCTCTCGGCTATGGGGTTCTCAAGCTTTCTGGGCTACGGCTGGATAGCCATCGGCTTTGAAGGCGATTCCGCCACTTTCAGGGGGACGTTTGCCGGGTTCGTCCTGCTGGCTATCCATGTGACCTGTCAACTGATGGGCGTGACCGGCCATGAGAACGCATGGGCTGGGGCTTACGAGGTGTTCCGCCCCGGTCTGAGCTTCATGGGAACCTTCGTGTACTTCCTGGGTCTGCTCATCATGGGCAGCAAGTGGTTCTGGAAGTGGCACTTCAATGCCTACGGAGAGAAGGAGAACGGAAGCTGGCTGGTGTATTACTGGTTGATGCAAGCCATCGTCATCGGGTCTGGCGTGGCGGCTCTATACATCGGCACTGTGTTCGGACTGACGATGTTGGCAGGCGTCGGCGGAACGTTCTTCTACATCTACGTTCTTGAGAAGTATTACGAGATCCCGTGGAAGGGTGTGGGCTGGGCGTGGTCTACTCTGTTCCTCGCCGGCATCCTGTACGGATTCGTGATCTTCGCTCAGCGTCACCCCCAATACTTCATCTTTATGAGGTAACAACTTCGCTGGCCGTTGGCACCCGGCCAACGGCCAGCGAATCTACCACCATCTCCAGCTTCTCAAATTCCGCATCCACCCCCTTCTTCGACCAGAAGTCAATGTGAGGTATGTTGTAGTAGTCGTGTACCCCTATCATCCCTCCAGGCTTTACACATTTCTTGGCTATTTGGATAAACCGTCTTGTGGACTCGTAAGTGTGCAATCCATCCACATAGGCGAAGTCAAAACATCCGGGTGCCAATATCTCCTCGATCTCCTCAGCTTTACATACATGGATCACAACCTTGTGACGTACACCGTGGGTAATTAGGTTTTGGATGAAAGTTTCTAGGGAATCCCTTGATCCTGCATGTTTATCACCTCTATGCCAATCAACTGAATGTATCATTCTTGCTTTTCGGGCCATAGCGACCGTTGATCTTCCGTACAACGATCCTATCTCAAGTACCAGCTTATCCTGCGTTAGTAGTGCAAGAGTCTCCCCTTCCTTGACGGTCATTGCTCCGGGGATCTCTGTGTAGTGATGCATCTTTAACATTGATCTAAGTGCCTCCTATGGTATAATACTGTGGTCAAGGAGGACTTTAGATATGAAAACAGGAAGTCTTGGGGATCGTATGAAATGGTATGAGAGGCAGTATGCCAAGGATCTCATGCCGCTGATCCCAATCTGTGCCCGCATGGACGGGCGAGCGTTTCACACATTCACCAAAGGTCTTGGTAGACCTTACGACCAGCGGCTTACCGCCCTCATGGTCGCAACTACCAAGTACCTAGTCGAGACGGCTGGTGCCGTGGTCGGCTATGTCCAGTCGGACGAAATCAGTCTTGTATGGTACGTTGAGGACTTCGATAGCGAAGTGTTCTTCGGCGGCGATCACTCCAAGATGGTTTCGATCCTTGCATCGAAAACCACAGCATACTTCAACAAGAAGTTGGCTCAGTACATGCCTGAGAAGGCAGAGCAGTACGCTGACAGGGATGACAGCCCTGAGTTCGATGCTCGTGTATGGAGCGTACCGACTCAGTGGGAAGCAACCAACTACCTGATCTGGCGTGAACAGGACGCTACTCGTAACTCAATTACGATGGCGGCACAAGCTTACTACAGCCACAACGAGCTACACAAGAAGTCGTCTTCTGAGAAGCACGAGATGCTTTACAAGAAAGGCGTGAACTGGAACGACTACCCTGATGGATTCAAGAGGGGCACCTACGTCCAGAAGAGGACTACGGAGCGACCCTTCACGATTCAGGAGATCGACAAGCTACCGGCAAAGCACGCCGCCAGGAACAACCCAGCCCTGACCATCAAGAGGCAGGAAGTAGCGATCAGGTCGCTGCCGCCGCTTGCAAAAGTTGTAAACCGCTCCGAAGTGATCTTCGATGGGGCAGAACCGCAGTTGAAAGGACTGGAATGACACTAGAACTGTTCCTCGCCTTCTTCATCGGCGTGGCAGTCGGTTTCATGGTGTGTTTCATCTACATCCGGGCACTCTTACAGAAGATCCTGTCGAGTGCCACGGGTGTCAAGAAGAAAGACCAAGCCGACTGGTGGAAGCCGGATGACTATGATGAGGAAGGGGAGATCTATAGATGAAGCAGTCAGAAGCTCTAACAGTCATCAGCAACGCCATAAGCCGGTGCAATCTTTGTACTGAGCTATCAGAGTACCGTATTACCAACAACTACCATCATGTCCCAGGTGAGGGGGCACCAAACGCCGATCTCATGTTTCTGGGCGAAGGGCCGGGGGAGGATGAAGCGGAGAGTGGGCGTCCGTTCGTCGGCAAGGCCGGCAAACTTTTGGACAAAATCATAGCCGCTGCCGGATTGAGAAGAGATCAGGTGTTCATTCTGAATGTGGTGAAGTGCCGGCCACCTGGGAACAGGGTGCCTACAGACGAAGAGGCTACGAACTGTCGGAAGTTCTTGGATATGCAAATACAGGTAGTCAACCCCAGGTGGATCATCTGCCTGGGGAAGACGGCTGCGATCAACCTTCTTGGCTACTCCGACAAGATGACCGTGAACAACCTCCGGGGCCAACATGAGTACGAGGGACGCAATGTCATCTGTACGTTCCACCCTTCGTTTCTTTTGCGACCGGGCAATGAGTGGGCAAAGTCTGAGCTTTGGGAGGACATAAAACCGGCGATTGCCGCTTTACAAAAAGAAATTCCTTCGTAGAACAAGGGTGTGGCCGAAAGAACCCCGACGAAAGGAGACACACGATGGCAAAGAACATTCACCTGCTGGTCATCGACCCCCAGGACGACTTCTGCAACCCCAACGGCGGCACGCTCTGCGTTCCCGGTGCGGACAAGGACATGGAGCGATTGGCGCTGATGCTGCACCGCATCGGCGACAAGATCGATGACGTGCATGTGACGCTGGACAGCCACCAACCGCTCCACATCGCCCACCCGATCATGTGGGTGGACCGCAACGGACGGCACCCCAACCCGTTCACGATCATCACTGCCGACGAGGTGAAGGACGGTCGCTGGCGCACCACCCGGCTGACCTTCCAGCGGCGTGCCACGGAGTATGTCGAGGCGCTGGCCCGGAACGGGCGCTACCCGCTCTGTATCTGGCCCCCTCACTGCCTGATCGGCAGCAAGGGGCAGGCGATCTTCCAGCCGTTCTACGATGCTCTGCGCAAATGGTGCGAGGGCGAGATGGGGACCGTGGACTTCGTGACGAAGGGGTCCAACATCCTCACCGAACACTATTCCGCCATCGTGGCCGACGTGCCGGACCCGTCCGATCCCAGCACGCAGATGAACGTCAATTTCCTCACCACCGTCAACGAGGCGGACGTGGTGCTGCTGGCCGGGGAAGCGTCGTCCCACTGTGTCGCCAATACGGGCATCGACGCCTGCAACTACTTCGCCGATGACAGCCTCGTGCGCAAGCTGGTGCTACTGGAGGATGCCATGTCGCCGGTTCCCGGCTTTGAGGCTCAGGCCGACTCCTTCAAGCGGGAACTCCAGAAGCGAGGCTGCCAGATCGCCAAGACCACGGACTACCTGATCTGACCTATCGCCCTTCACGGAGGGAGCATGGGCACATTCATCTTGGGCCTGAGTATGGCCCTGACACTCACCGATGCGGCGGACCAACAACTACTCGCCGCATCGGTCAGAGTGAACCTGAAGGAGTCTTCCAGCGGTACAGTTGTCAAGGTCCAGAAACGTGACAACCAGTACAAAGTTTGGATTCTCTCCACAGGCCACTTCAAAAACGAGGTTGGGGACAAGGCTGACGTGGAGTTCTTCTACATGGACGGTAAGCGGCTCGATAAACCGCTTGTCCAGACCGGAGTGGTGGTCTACAGGATCGAGGAGAACTTCATGAAGGGTGTGGACTTCTCTGTCATCACCCTCAAAATGGACAAGGCACCGGCCTTCGTCCAGATCGCCAAGAAAGGGCCGAAGAAAGGTGCGAGGTGTGTCAGTACCGGCTGCGACTTGGGGTCTGACCCCAAACTCTACCGACTGAAGATCGCCGGCTACAACACCACCGACTACAAGACAAAACGAAACGGTCCCAAGCCTGGGAGATCTGGGGGAGGGCTGTTCTACAACAACAGGCTCGTGGGGATCTGCTGGGGACACACGGGCGAAGGTGGCTACGGTCTGTTCGTGAGCCACAAGCAGCTTGTCAAGCATCTGAAGAGAGCGGGACTACAACACCTAACAGAAGGAGACTGACGCCATGCCGAAGTTCAAAGACGATACCACCTTGGAGACGCATAAGCTCGCCGGCAGCAACTACGGTTACACCGCTGCCCGGCCCGACCAACTCACCGCCACGGAGTACACGCTGGCACAGGTGGTCTTCGATGAGAGCGGCTCCACCAGCCCGTTCGCACGCCAGATGGAGAAGGCGCTTCAGACCGTCGTGCGGGCCTGCCGCAAGTCCCCCCGTGCGGACAATCTCATGCTGCGGACCCTGAACTTCGGCAGCAGGGTGCGGGAAGTCCACGGCTTCAAGCCCCTCAACGGCTGTCACGAAGCTGACTATGACGGCTGCTACCAGCCGGGCGGCGGCACCGCACTGTTCGACAGCACCCACAACGCCGTCGAGGCGACCAACGCCTACGCTCGCCAACTGAGCGACAACGACTTCCAAGTCAACGCTGTGGTGTTCATCATCACGGACGGCGACGACAATGAGTCGAAGTTCAAGGCTACGGACGTGGGCAAGGCTCTCCAGGCGTGCGTGGCCGGCGAGAGCATGGAGTCGATCATCTCCATCCTCATCGGTGTCAACGTCAAGGGCATGGCTCAGTCCGGCGGCACCCTGGACGACTACCTGAAGCGGTTCGCTCAGGAGGCGGGAATCACGCAGTACGTCGGCATCGAGAACCTCGATGATGCGGCCCTCGCCAAGCTGTGCGAGTTCGTCTCCAAGTCCATCTCCAGCCAGTCGCAGGCGCTCGGCACGGGCGGTCCCAGCAAGACCCTGGATTTCTGATCTTTCCCTGCTGTCGTCGGGTCCGGGGCCGGGTGTTACAACCCGGCCCCTTTCTTTTCCAGAGAGGAGGTGATACAATGGCTGCCCGAAAAAAGGGGAAGTCCATGCCTGTCATTCTGTCACTCACAGACAACGATCTCTACAAGTTCACCATGCAGAAAGCGGTCCTCGACCGCTTCCCTGGTGTCAAGGTGAAGTACAAGTTCACTAATCGTGGTGAACACAAGTTCACTTCTGATTTCCTGGCGAACCTCAACGCCCAGATTGGACATATGAGCCAACTGAGGCTGACAACGGATGAGAGCAGGTTTCTGTTGAAAACCTGCCCGTTCATGGGGGATCAGTATGTCAACTGGCTTTCCAGTTACCAGTTCGACCCGTCCGAAGTCAGTACAAAAATTGTAAACGACCAACTGGAACTGGAGATCAGCGGCCTCTGGGAAAGGACGATCCTCTGGGAAGTGCCGCTCATGGCAGCAATCTCAGAGTGCTACTTCGCTGAAGAGGACAGTGAGAGAAAGAACTTCCACTACAACTACGAGCCGATCACCCACCGCAAAGGTGATACGCTCGCCCGTGTCGGCGTGAAGTTCAGCGACTTCGGCACCCGCCGACGCCGAAGTGCCTCCATCCAGAACATCGTTGTTGCGGCCCTCAAGCAAAGTGGCAAGGACCACTTTGTCGGCACCTCCAACGTACACTTCGCCCGAACACATGATGTTCGTCCCATTGGGACGATGGCTCATGAGTGGATCATGGGCGTTTCGGCTCTGGAGAGTTTGCGACACGCCAACCGCTACGCCATGTACCACTGGAGTCAGGCGTTCAAGGGCGATCTGGGGACGGCTCTCACTGACACGTTCGGTCAGTTCGCATTCTGGGGTGACTTCGACGGCTACTACGCCCGGTTGTTCGATTCGGTGCGGCATGACAGCGGTGATCCGATCAATTTCGGAGACAACGTCATCGCTCACTACCGGAAGCTGGGCATCGACCCGATGCACAAAACGATCATCTTCAGCGACGGTTTGGATGTTCAGAAAGCGTGGGAGATTCACGCCAAGTTCTTCGGCAAGATCAATGTGGCGTTCGGCATCGGAACCCACTTCACGAACGACGTGGAGGACTCTAAAGCGCTGAACATGGTGATCAAGATGACTACCTGCGATGGGGTGCCGGTGGTCAAGCTCAGTGACGTGCCCACAAAGGCGACCGGAGACAAGGATGCCATCCGGGTTGCAAAGTGGACATTCTTCGGAGAACGCTTGTAAGGACACTAAAGTAAGCCAAGGAAGGCTATATGGCAATCATCATCAAGACAGAGAAGCAGATTGAGGGAATCCGTAAGAGTAGTCGGCTGGCGGCGAAGACCCTGAAGTACCTAGAACCACTGATCGTCCCTGGTATCACTACCGGGGAGATTAACGATCTGGCTGAGAAGTTCATTAGGGACAATGGAGCTACGCCGGCCTGTCTGAACTATAGAGGTTTCCCCAAAGCGGTGTGTACGTCGGTCAATGAAGTCATATGTCACGGTATTCCAGGCGACCGGACATTGAAGGAAGGGGACATCATCAACGTCGATGTGACCACTATCCTTGATGGCTTCTATGGCGACACATGCAGGATGTATGCGGTTGGGCAGGTTACTGAATCTGCACAGAAGCTCATGGATACGGCGAAGAAGTGCCTGGAAATCGGAATAGCTCAGGTACGACCTGGGAACCGATTTGGCAACATAGGTCATGAGATCAGAAAGTATGCGACGAGTCAAGGATACTCTGTGGTCTGGCAGTTTTGCGGCCACGGGGTTGGTCTGAAGTTCCACGAAGATCCCCAGGTGAACCATGCAGACCAAAAGGACAACGGACCCCGAATGAAGGAGGGTATGACGTTTACCATCGAGCCGATGATTAACGAAGGGGTGGCAGAAGCTCTGATCCTTGAGGACCACTGGACGGCGATTACCTCCGATCATAAACTATCAGCACAGTACGAGCATACCGTGTTGGTCACGAAAACCGGAGTCGAGATACTAACCGTGCTGGACTGATTTTCAAGGAGAAACCGAAGATGGCCGTTAGCACTGATTCTTTCACGAATATCGGACACGATCACTTCATCTGCCAGGACTATGTTCTGGCGAAGGACGATCTTGTGGTCCTGTCCGATGGCTGCTCGACGGCCAAGGACTCCGATTGGGGTTCCCGCCTGCTGGTCAAAGCACTCCAACAGGAACGACGGATGCAGGTGATTGAAACTGCACTCGTCTGGAGTTCCGTCCTACTGGCCGGGAAGCAGGCACTCCTGCTGGGTCTGGAAATGGAGTGTCTGAGGGCTACACTGCTGTTTGCCGAAGCGGTGGATGACCACTTCAAGGCGACGGTGGCCGGTGACGGGTTCGTGGTGGCACGCCGCAAGAGTAACAACAGTCTCGTGGTGATGGAACATGAATACACCAGCGGGGCACCGTTCTATCCCGTATACGCCCACGACGGCAGGGATCAATACCATCGTGAGTTCGGCGACGGAAAGTTCATCATCAAGCAACATGACTGCGTGTACGACGAGTCTGGTGAACTCACTGTCAAGGAGACGAAAGAACAAGAGATGCCGCAGATGGAAGGCGAACGGCCCCAGGTGTACAGGTTCGATGACGACGAGTTCGATCTGGTGGCAGTTCTGTCGGATGGGCTGAAGTCCTTCGTGGTGAAGGAGAAAGGGACCACGTCGATCAGGACGGTCGGCGTGCCGTGGGTGAAGGTATTGCATGAGATCATGAAGCTCAAAGGCTACGGAGGGGTCTTCATGCAGCGAAGGTGCCAGAAGGCGTTTCGCACCACCTTCGCTGAGCGGGGCTGGATGAACATGGATGACTTTTCGATTGGAGCAGTGTATGGAGACGACAGTTAAAAAATTCATTGCCCTAGTGGGCATTACGGGCGACCCTGTGACGAACGGACACGTTGGGTTGGCTCAGGTAGCCGGGAATACTGGCTACTTCAACGAAGTGTGGCTCATGCCCTGTTACGGGCATCGCTTCGGTAAGGACATGGCGTCGGCGATCCACCGACTTGTCATGTGCAACATAGTCACGAACGCCATTGGAGGGATATACAAGACCAGCGACTACGAGATGCAGCACAAGTCCGATGGCACGGCGTACCAGACGGTACTAGGACTGAAAGCTGACTACCCGGACTGCAAGTTCTTCTGGATCATTGGCAGTGACAACGCCATGAAGATCGAGAAGTGGGCTGATTCTGAGAAACTGAGGGCTGAGATTCCCTTCTGGGTTGTACCCCGGAAGGGGGTTGTGATGGACCCAAAGGTGACATGGTTCCACGAAAAACCTCACTACTACATGGCCCATACAAGCTGGGAGGACGGCATCAGTGCAACTGACGTGAGAGCGTTGCTCAAAGCAGGCGATCCAAGTGTGGCGAATCACCTCCACCCTGATGTCCTGCTATACATCCAGACTCAGATGGACGGGTACTATGGACCCGCAGTACGAACAAGCGATCCGGGCGACGGTGCAGGAAGTCTACCGGCTGCTGAGACAGGGGCCGAAGACAAGAAACCAACTGGCTGATCAGGTCATCGTACAGGTGCCCATACCGATCAAGATCAGCCACCTGTTACTTGTCATCCTGCACCACATGGTAGATCGGGGCAAGATCACCAGAGACAGCGGCGGCATCTATTACTACAAGATCGAGGAGGACAAACATGAAGGTCAAGGTGAAACAGTCTGGGACTGAGGTGACGCTGGACAAGCGGTACTTCATCGCCAAGGGCGGCGAGGGTGAGATCTACGCCAAGAACGGCGTCGTCTACAAGATCTGCGATCCAGGGAAGATGATCCCCGAAGCGAAGATCGCCGAACTGGCAGTCCTCACCGATCCACACATCATCCGGCCCGAAGAAGTCCTTCTCGACACGTCCGGTCAGCCGGTCGGATACACCAGCAAGTTCGTGGACAACTGCTACGTCCTCTGCCAACTGTTCACGAAGGCGTTCCGCTTGCGGAACAACGTCGGGCCGGACACGGTGTTCAAGCTCGTACAGCAGATGAGGGACACCATCAAGTTCGTCCACAGCAAGGGCATCCTGATTGTGGATCTCAACGAACTGAACTTCCTCGTGGACGACCAGTTCAAGGATGTGTTCTTCATCGACGTGAACAGCTACCAGACGAGGACTCACCCGGCCACGGCGATCATGGACTCGATCCGTGATCGTCAGATGAAGACCCGATCCGATATCAACCAGGGCACGGACTGGTTCAGCTTCGCCATCGTCAGCTTCCAGATGCAGGTCGGCATCCACCCTTTCAAGGGCAAGCACCCGTCCTACACAGACCCGAAGACGGCCCTGGATGAGCGCATGAAGGCGAATCTGCCTATCATGGACCCCAGCGTCAGCTACCCCCAGGCGGCGTGCCAGCCGCTCACGGTGGTCCCTGACCCGTGGATGCAGTGGTACAAGGCTGTTTTTCAGGACGGCAAGCGTGTCGCTCCTCCGGGCGTGGGCGTGATCTCTACGGTCGGCGTGGTGATCCCGGTCAAGGTGGTCGCCGGCAGTCAGGTGTTCGACATGAACAAGATCAAGGAGTTCGGCAGTCCTGTCTCCATCTACTACTACCACGACGGCAAGGAAGTGGCGATCTGTGACGGGGGTAACGTTCTCATCATCGACGGGCGTGTCTACGGCACCGACCCGAAGATCAAGAACTTCGCCTTCACCAAGAGCAACCATCCGGTCGCCTGCTGGCTGGAGGGTGGGTTGACACATCTGTCAGACCCAATTAACCGCAAGGCGATTCCGTTCACCTGTGCGGCTACGAACATCATGGACTATGACGGCAGGGTCTACGTCCAGAACGGCATGAACATCATCGAAGTGATATTCACTGAGATGGGCGACAACGTCCTGGCGTCCCCGCACGTTGTCGGCACCTGTATGGAGCGGAACGCCGTCTTCTACGATGGCTGTGTGATCCAGAACCTCTTCGACGCCCACTACGTCTCCGTGTTCCCGGTGACGAAGCAGTGCCGTCAATTCGCTCTGCGGGAACTGGATGGCTACCGGATCGTGGATGCCAAGTACGAAGGCGGCGTGCTGATGGTGGTCGGCGTGGATAGTCAGGGTAAGTATGACCGCTTCGTCTTCCGGCTCGCCAAGGACTTCTCTGGCTACGACGTGCGCAAGCTGACGGACATCGTCCACTCTGGCCTGAACTTCACGGTCCTACCCAACGGTGTGTGTGTCAGTATGACGGAGGACGAGAGCATCGAGGTGTTCAAGGCCGAGAAGGACGCTGGTGGCGTGAAGCAGTACAAAGACCCTGCCGTGCATGGTGACATGGAACTATCGCACCAGGGGCAGCAGACGATCTTTACACGGGGTAAGGAAGTCTATACAATCAGCGTCCGAAAGTCGCCGTGATAGTTTGGCGGCTACACATGGAGGTGTAGGATGCTGTTGACGGTTGTATGCGTGATAGGAGGTGTTATCTTACTGGTGGTGTTACTGCCGGTATTGATGCACCTCCTTATGCTTGTTGGTACGGCTGTAGACTGGATAGAAGAGAATGTAACACTGAACAGCCAGCTAGTTTGGGGGCTAGCTGGCTGTTCAGTGTTAGGTGCGGTTGTCTTGTTGGCGTATCTGTTACGCTGACGCCGTAGCTCTCGCAGCGATTACCATGTCCGCCTTCTCATCGACGGTAACGTGCCGGACCCAGGTGAACCGGGGGCACGGGCAACTGTTAGCACAACAATTGCCGTGCCCAGCTTGACGCACGATGCGCTTGCCGGGCATTATGGTTTGGTTCAGGCTTCCATGCTCCGACTCCAGATGCCCGCACTTGCACATGGAATCGACAACGAAGTTCTGGTGCTTCCTGCTGAAGAAGACCCCACGTCGGACTTTCACGGTAGCTCCCAAGTTGATTGCACACCAACGCAGTTAGGTGTAGGTCGGGTTGCACCGTGTCCTTGGCATTCCCGAATAGCGGCAGCCGTTGCCACCCCTCCTTTCTGGGCTAGAGCGCCATTGCCTTCGCTCATAACTTCATTCTAGACTACTGACCTTGAATTTCAATTCCTGACTCTTGATTTTCTAGTAGGGACTGGAGGATTTCATGGATTCTACTCCATTCGGCGAAGGTATCCCCGCACCGCCGCCGTATCACTCGTAGAAGCCTTGGAAGCTCGTCCCTGAACTTTGGGTGCAGATTCGTCTCTGAGAGCCTATCAAGGTCTATCCACTTCCAGTCGTCATGCTCATGGCTCAGCTTCACGTCAAACGGCTCTCTCACCTTGAACAAGAAAGTAGTCCATTGGAACCGCCCGTCCTGCTGCTCCAGCGTGTCGTAGCGGGTTCCTGGGATGTCCTCTAGGCCGCACTCCTCACGCACCTCTCTGACGGCGTTGTTGATAGCCGATTCGTCGTTTTTGGCACCGCCGCCGGGTAGCCCCCATTTTCCTGGGTTGTCGCCACCTTTGGCCCTTTTGAGCAGAAGGATTTGTTTTCCGTCTGTGAACAAAATTCCTGCGCCCCTCTTGCCTTTGTACTTCCCGCCGTCCTTGCCTATCCTGTGGTAGTTGTCCATTACACCCTCTTCTTCGGGCCGGTCTTCAACGGCACCTTCTTGAGCTTTTCCAAGTGCTTATCCGGCACGTCCTTCAGGTGGTGCATCAGATTCTTCACCTTCTGTGCGATCTCGTTGGCACTATCGGTGTCGCACTTCTCAGATGATCCCTTCGGGAACGTGACGTTCTTATGCATCTTGTTGTAGTTGCCCTTCGTGATGAAGAACGCCTGATGATGGGGGTTCCATGAAACGACTACAACATGCTCGCCGTCGTCCCAATTCCTACTTGAAACGAGTAGTCTGATAACGTTGTCATCGAAGACCTGTTTCACATGGTAATCGGCATGCTTCAGAGCCGCCGATACATAACCCAGACAGATCTTGGCATAGTGTTCCAGAACCTCCTTGATTTTTGTTCGGAAGTTGATTTCAACACTATACCTAGTGTTTGATTCTTCCAGGGGTGCCTCCCCTGCACGTCTTATTAGCCAGCCGATGAATGATTCCATACAACTATATATTAGCACTATGGAAGATTACATCAACAAGGTCACTCATTGCGACTGTGTTCAAGGTATGGAACGTTTCCCCGAAGGTTCCATCGATCTCGTCGTCACTAGCCCTCCCTACGATGATCTAAGACAGTACCAGGGTTACAACTTTTGTTACGAGTCCGTCGCCAAGGGACTTTTCAGAGTTCTTCGACCCGGCGGGGTCGTCGTCTGGGTCGTCGGAGATGAAACGGTTGGCGGCAGCGAGACTGGAACCAGCTTCAAACAAGCCCTCTACTTCAAGGAGATCGGGTTTAACCTACACGACACCATGATCTACATGCGTAACTCCGTTAAACACCCTGATCTTACGAGGTACTATAACTGTTTCCAGTATATGTTTGTCTTTAGTAAAGGCAAACCTACCACCATCAACCTCATCAAAGACCATAAAAACAAGACCGCCGGGAAAAAGGAAACCTCCAAGCTCCAGAGGGAGAAGGATGGCTCTTGGGCTACCCGTGCATCTGTGAAAAAGGTAGTTGTAAGACCCGAATACTCAGTAAGGTGGAATATCTGGACCTATGATGTTGGTTCGCTTGTGATGGCCGAAGATCGGCTGTGGGTAGGGCACCCGGCGATCTTTCCACTGAAGCTACCAGAAGATCACATAAAATCGTGGACAAATGAAAATGACATTGTGTTTGACCCGATGTGTGGGTCGGGTCAAACACTCATTGCTGCAAAGAAATTAAACAGAAGATTTGTTGGAATGGACATATGCGAGGACTATTGTGAACTCAGCCGGAAGCGGCTTGAGTTGTATTAGTCCATTGTGATGGCAAGAGGGGCACCGTAACGGGTGATCAACTCTTCTTGCCACTCCTTTTTCAATTCCCAACCCTTTGTTTTCATGTACTCGCCGTCAAGCTGCATGCCTTGTTGTGGGCCAGGAGGGTTTTGGAACTTGCCACGGATATGACCCAAAATGATCATAGCATGGCAAAGTGCCCCTTCCTGCATAGCTTGGTTTACCTCGCCCCAATCCTTACACTTCTGTAGGTAGTGGACGATAACCCTACAAGACCTACATGGGATTGGATACAGCTTGATGTGCTGCTGATCGCTTACCCACTCCCAACCACCGATCTGGCTAGATAATCTACTAAACATCTGTTCATACTGTTTATAGAGTACCCATTCGCCGGCACGGCCCCAGATGGGTTGTGTCGGGTCTATCATGCCACCTTGGATGGAGCTATAGGCACCACCTGGGTAGAAGTATTCGATAGGGATGGCACCGCCAAGGTCGCCAGCCTGAAAACCAAGGCTTGCCTGCTTCTTATAGTAGACGTTCTTTACTACGCCCACTTCGTCTGGCATTTTATAGACACTCTTGCCCGGCTCTGTGAGGAAGGTGTAGTAGTCGAAGTATTCAGGTCCGGCATACTCCTCAAATATCTTGAGGGACTGATCTACGACTAGGTCGAGAGCCTGAGAGTCAAGTTCGACTTTGACAGTAGGCGCACCAAGCATCAAGAGGACATAATCCTTGATGTCTTCTCTAACTTTCTCACGCTTTTTACGAGGCCCAAGTTTCCTACCATGTGGAGCCATCTTGGAACTCATACAAGAACCACCGTCGCAGTCACCAGGGTAGGCTTTAACTGCGCCCATGCATTTTGCAGAATCAAAATCAGACTTAGAAGGTCTGCCGATTACTAATGAGTTGGACGAACCACATCCACAAGACATAATCACCTCAACAAATAAATTGCCTTAAACTATATATCCGTATCGGTGAATAAAGAAGAGGTTATAGATGAAGGTGACGTTTCCACATTTCAGGCATTTCATTGGTGAATTCATGTCCAAGTACCGCACTCGTCCAGTGTGGATGGAGATGGCCCGTGGTTGGATGATTAAAGACAAGATCCCTCTGTCGCCTGAACTAGCCATATTACTATCGTTCATCCCTGGCGACCAAACAGGTCAGGGTGCTGCCCTACAGTACATCCAAACCAAGGGTGTATATCAGGCTTCTCTTGGTAGAGAGATGATCGCCAAGAAGGCAACTGCCCTACTTGGAAGGGATGTGTATGACCACGAAATCTGGTCAAAGACTGCTTGGGATGAAACAAAAGCCCGTGATGAAGAACATACCAAGGACGGCGAATATGGTCCTCTCAATCTAGAGAAGATCTGGAACATGTTCAAGGACGAATACGAAGATGAGTACGAGCCAAAGGAGATTCCTACTGGTGGCACTGGAGGACGCTATGTATTGATTGCCGCTCTCAATAAGGAATTGGTCAAGCACGGATTCAAAGAATTCCATTTCGGTGGCCCAAACGGCTACATCGAGTACCTTGAGAATGGTGGCTGGGCTGAAAAACAGATCACTCAATCTCATATGAAGCCGCAATGGGGGGATGACGAGGAAGGTGGCAAATACACTAAAGATAATGGCGAACGCCATGTTAGAAATGGTATTGACATGTCTGAGCCTTCGTATGAGGAATACGAGCAGGCTCCGGGCAAGTACATGTATACTTTCGCTCACTATTCTCCACAGCAAGGAGCTACACACTATCAGAGAGTTGTAGATCAAATCAGTAAGTTGAGTCAACCGCACATCGAAAAGATGTTGAGCGACAAGGAGCATCGTCCGGGCGGCACTGGCAGCTATGGTAGTGATTTCCCTGATTGGCTCGCTAAGACTGTTGAGAAGACAAAAGACATCAATCCGTTTCCAAACAACCCATCAGAAGCGATACCGTTTCCAGAAGATGCTGAAGTATTGGCTTTGTGGATTCAAATCTTGAAGGCTGGTATTAGAAAGAAAGGTGAAGAGTTTGGTTGGGGTGACAATGAAATAGCTCAGGTTGAAGAGAGAATTTTCCGAAGAAGAGGCAGTGAGGGATTGGATGGGCGATATAAGAACCCTCTAAGAAAAGACCATCACGTATTGCCCACAAGAGCTATATTCGAACTAGGTCTTAAAGAAAGGCCAGATTTAGCTGATAAGCTACAAAACGCTTACTTTACAACCAAGGTTGACCACAAGAAGTATGTTGGAGTACACGAGTATAAGGAAGTTCCTTATAATCTTGAACAACTTGCTCAAAATGGGTTCGTTCTTTCTCAGGGCGGCGGCAGTATCCTAGAGCCGGAAGCTCAGAAGAAAGGATTCATGACCGTAAGGAGAGGTGGTGAAAGAGAGACACATAAACTGCACAGGGATGAAAAAGGCCAGTGGTATATGTTGGAACCACAAGGGACCAAGGTGGGCAAAACAAAAGGCGGTCCTCCGAGAATGCTTCTTCCTGTTGGAACGATGCACATGGCTGGCGACATCACGCACGCTCCGGTTGATCCTTTGAAAGCCGACCGTATCCAGGCTAATTGGGAAGCAGATGTAGAGGCTTATGGTGATGAATGGCATCACCAGCGAGGCGGCTTGCCTGTTCTCAAGTCGGTGTGGGACGCTGCGCATAGTGGTGTCAATAAAGCGGTCGTTAGATTAGGTAGCGGCCCAGAAGTAAGACGAGAAGTGTTGGATCTTGTTGGCGGTGAAGCAAAGGGTGCTATTGGTTACGCTCAGGAAGCCATGAAGTCTCTCATGGGAACTTATAAGTTCAAGTTTGGCGAGCCTGACAAGGTAATCACAACTACTCCGGGTGGATCTACCGATGAAGATGGAGAGGCTAAAGAGGACACATCACCTATCTTTGTTATCATGAAAGAGGGTGGTATTAGTCAAGATGAGGCTCAACGCTACATCGATAAGTTCATGGCGAAGATAAGATCTGGCGAAGGCATGCCAACTCCAAGTGAGTATCCAGAAGGTGTTTGGAAAGGCTTCTTGAAGAACGGTTTCTACTGGAGAAAGTATACAGCAGCCGAAGCTGTTGGTAGAGAGCTTGTTCGTTTGGTCAAGTTGAACCGGCGTGAGAAGGCCGGTGTTGGCACCACAGGTGGCGATGGACAAACCACCGATCTTGTTAGCGGTGATCTAGGTAGTAGTCAAGCCAAAGCACGTATCGCAAAGAGAGGTTTCGCTAATCGAGCCAACCTGGGTCAAGTTCAGGATAGTAGGAATGCGGATAAGAGAAAGGTACAAACAACCGCTGATGTCCTTGGTAGTGGTAGAGAAGCTGGTGCTATCGATGTGAAAATGAGTCCTTTCCGTAAAGCGAGAACGGCTCAGTTTGGCAAAGATGTACAACAATCTGAGTACGAATCTGGATATTCTATGGCACATAAGGTTGCAATAGAGCATCTTTCGTCCCTTAGAAGGTTGGCTCAGTCAACACCTGAACCTGCAAGGACTGATGATCATGAAGAGAATGCAGTCCAAGGTCAGAAGTATAGATCTACAGTATTCGCTCCTCTTGAGGAGATGAAGAGGATGATTGATTCGGCTAACGATAAATCACCTTCACAAAAGAAGGCTGTTGTTGATGCTATTTGTGATGCTATCAGTAATAGTATGACCGCACATCTTGAAGACTTACCGAAGGTCGGTAAGCCCGATTATGATACGCAAGGGTGGGGCGCTTATACTATGGTATTGTACCATGCATTCTTGATCGACAACCCGAAGTACAACCTAGATGAAATGGCTAGAAACATTGGGGTGGATGATATTGGTCCTACTCTTCAGAGATTGAAGACGGCCCTTCATGATAAAGAGAGAGAGATAGATGCTGTCAATGAACCAAGTATCTATCGTCACTTTGAAGATGAATCTAGAAAGCGTAGATCTCATGAAATGCTAGACAATGAGATAATGCGAAGAAACTCTCAGGTATCTGCTGCAACCCCTGTTCAGCAAGTTGTATCGTATGGTGGAAGGGAAGATGAGCCAGAAGATACGATCTTCCCAATGACGCCGAAGGCTCCAACCCCAGCAGCACAACCGGCCAAACCTATGTCTAGTGCGGCTGCTAGGATGTTGGCTAAGGCAAGGGAGCGGGCTGCACAGCAGCGTGCGGCTACCCAACAGCCACTCAAGCCAACTGGTACTGATGGACCGACAACTGAGGGTTCTATGATCTCATTCGGAGATTGGAGGAACCAGAGGTTGAAGGAAGCAGCCGGTGGTCCGGTGGGCACCAAGGGCGAGGGACTGCCACCAAAGGAGAAATGGACGTTCAACGTGTGGGGTGCTGTTGGCAACCCAGGCGGGACAACGATCAAGGGCGAGGTGCCTGTGAAGAGAAGTATGAAAGGTAAAAAGAAATGACAGATAAACAGACCAGCAGCTACATGAGATATATGTCGAATCCGAAGGGGTTCACATTGAAAAAGTGGTTCGCTGAGATCTTGAAAGAGAAGTATCCACCGCATGAGAGTATAATCGAAAGGGTGGGTACTTCTCTAGTCACAGAGAAAGACTTACAAGACCTTGGCAAGTTGATTACTGAGGTATACGAAGTTGCCTACATGAAGGCAATCAATGATTATAGGGAGCAGTTTGAAAAGATGGGGGTCAAAATTAACATTGTCCCCCAGAAACCTAGCTCCAATCAGGACTCACATCAGACGGATAGCTTAGGTACATAAACCCACCCGACTTAGGTTCTGCTTTCTCGACTCGCCAGCATCTTATTGATCTATTATAAGGGAAGACGACTGATTTCTCAGTAATCTCTCGATCAGTCCAGAACAAAAGTTGTAAATCCGTCTCTTCCACAATGATGCCGGCGAAGGTGAACTTCTTGCCGAATCCGGTAGTGTAAGTATCTGTGTCGTATAGATCATCGTGATGATTGATACGGATTACAGGCAGGCAGTGGAACATGACCTTGTGCTTATCGAGAAGGTCTGCGGTGGCCTGATCGACTTTCTTGGGAGGCTGTTTGGGTGCTGGCGGCTCCTCAGAAATGATGACTGGTTTGCGAACGATGGCGATGTTCTCTTTGGGTGGCTCCTCTATTTTGGGGAGTTGTACGGGAACGTTATCAATTTCTGGTTCATCAACAGTAGATAGATTGAAGCCCTCAAGAGGTTTTGAGGACTTCGAATGTTTCTTCTTGTCCTCTACAACGATGCCGTTCCATTTCATGTTAAGGAGTGTAACCTTATCTCGATTCCAATTATCTTGTGTATCGAAAAGTGGATCTGGGCCACGGAGAGTGTATATGGTGCCGTCTTTGTCTTTGATTGGCATGGGATACCTAATTGCGGAAGAAATAACCCTTTCTACTCATATATAATGGCTAGCAAGTCAAGAATAGGAGAATTATATGGCCCTTGTAACACCTGATCAAAAGGGTGAAATCCTGATGCTACAGTATATTGTCGGCTTAGTTGACGCTGGCAATCCTGTACTTCACCTTTACGGCAATGATGTAACACCAACGGATTCATCTGTTATCGGCGACCTGACAGAGTGTACTTCAAGCGGATATGCTGCTATTACACTTGTGTCTTCAAACTGGACGACGACTCAGAACGCTGGTGTGACAACTGCTGTGTATTCTGAGAAGACATTCTCGTTTAACACTGCGGCAACCGCATACGGTTATTATGTAACGGATACATCCGGCAATCTGTTGTGGTTGGAAAGATTCAGCGGCGCACCATTCGACATCCCTGACGGTGGTGGTTCTATTAGCATCACTACAAAACTGACTCTATCGTAATAGATACCAGCATGGCAATAAAGAATCCAGATGGCTCTGTGTATAACCCGGCAGGATCGTTACAGCAGTTCGATCCGAACAACCCAGAGTATGACCTGTTCAACTTATGGGACCAAGAGGCGATTGGGATTGGTGGATCGCCGATTTACTACTACGAAGTGTTCATTGATTCAAACATGATCGATCCTATCAACTTCGAAGCGAGAGGGAAGATCTTCTCTAACACTCCGGTTTGTCTGTATGGCTACTACAATCCAGTGCCATCGCAGAATATGATGTCTGTATTCGGCATCGACTCACCAGATGAGGTGATGTTTGAATTCAACTATCGTGACACACTAAAACGTATCGGGCATCCGCCGAAAATTGGATCTCGATTCTTCACCCCACACAAGCGAGAGAACTGGAAGATCATCCAATGTAACGTTGAGGAATTCAGGCTGTGGGGTAATCTAAGATTGCAAGTGATGTGTGAGAGGTTCCAAGAGTCTCTTACGACCGGAGAGGGACGAGTTACACAGAAACAGCCTGACTATCAAGTCGATGCTGTTCATTTTGGGAAAGATGTAAAATAGAGGTGATGTGATGGGGCCATTTTCAAAATGGATAGTTAGAAACAAATTAGATGAAGCGGCGAATGGTTTACTTCAATCTATAGCCAAGGCGGTACAGGCAAACGCCCACACCGACCCATTTCTAAACCATATAGTATCAGACCAAAATGAATTTCAAGAATTCCTTATGTCTGCTCATTATGTGTTGAAAACGATGCCGCCAGAGCAGCGTGAGATGATAGCAACCGGCCCACAAGGAATGGCTATGTTGATTAGGAGAATGGTAGCAGACTATAAGTCTCGTTCACCTGAGTACACAGATCGACAGGCGCAACAGAACTACGGACAGAGATGGGGGAATGCTCAACAACAAGAGTACGAACCCGGCATGAGAGCGCATCCTGCCCACACACCATCTGGTAGGAAACTACTAGAGTTGGCAGCCGCAGCTATAAAGAAGTTGGGTAGAGATCCTAAGCCTTATATTGACAAGGTTATTGCATTAATGCAACAACAAAGTCAGGCTAAGGTAGATCAGTGGGCTAAGACAATCAGCACTCCCGATGAGATGTTGGCTAAGATGTCAGATTGGCAGAAGCGGAGACTCCTGTAACGTCCTCTTCATAGACATATTCAACTTTCTTGGGCGGATGGACATTAGTGAACAGCCGCTTCGGTAAACTCCGAGGCGGCTTTGCCATCTCTAGAATCACATATCGCTTAGGCAATGGATTGCGGCTTTTGATTAATTTGTAAGGTTTCATGGTATATAAGGAAGTAAAATGACACAACCAGATCTAGTTCCCTGTAATGAACCCGGTCCTATCAAGGACGTGAACAGGGATCTTCCACCGCCATATTGTAGTGATCAGGAGCTAGATTGCTCCGAACAACTCATTCCAGAATCACAAAAAGAAGTAACAGGTAGGGACTTCTCCTGGCTCCAGAAGGTATCTCAACAAGAGAAGACCGGCATCGGACAGAGTGCGCTCTGTGACCCGATGCAGACTGGACACATCAGTAACAACCAGAGTACACCAGAGACGAACGCAACAACTTTGTATAAGTATGCGAAGGCGATTCGTGGTTGCGATGAGGCGATGATGGACTTGTTTCGAGACATCATTGTAATCGATGAAGGGAATAAAGAGCATGTCGTTCCAATCGTGCCGGCCACTCAGGAGAAGGCAGTAGCTTACATCTTGAACGACAATGTGAGGAAGGATGACAGTTTGATCGTTGATAGGATTCGTCTTCCGATTATGGCGATCCACTCATCTGGTATCAACTTCGACCAGAAGCGATATGTGTATCACAAAGCCGTAGATTATCTAAGAGATCTTCGTGGTCAGCCGACCTTCACTATTAAGGATGGCGGCGTTGATAGGAGTACAATTTTCGGTGTGGCGAAGGGTATTCCAGTAGATGTTCAATATACCTTGTGGGTATGGACGATGCATCGGGAAGACATGAATCAGATTGTAGAACAAATCATACCGAAATTCAGTCCGATTGCATATATAAGGGTACGTGGTGTTTCATGGGAGATCGGTGTTAAGCTAGATTCCATAGCTAATAACATCCAAACTGATCCTGGGGACAAGAAGTATAACATCTTCAAATACCAGTTCACTATGACGGCGCAGACGTACATACCACAGCCGCTCGTAAGAAAGCGGGCCGTGTTGAAGGCGAAGACCGAGATAGTGAATGCTATCGAGGATGCCGATATTACGGAAGTGATCGGAAGGTTGGAGTCAGCATTAAAGGAATTGCAATGATCGAGATTAAGAATAAACAACGTAGCCCTGTGCAAATACTCGTGAGATCCAAGAAGGCTCCGAAGGCTTTTACAACCCTCATTATTCCAGGGATAGGTGCTGGCAAGAATACACGGACAATTGCCGATGAATTAATGACAGATGTTATTGAAAGAGTAGAGAAAATGGGGCTGATCTCTACTAGATACATTCCAAACAGAGTTGAAAAGGGAGAATAAGTTATGGCAATTTTACGAGGTTTCCCACCGTCGAACACGATTTCGCCGAGTGTTAGAATTACCGAAAAAGATTTGTCCTTCATAGCACCTGAGCAGTCTTTCCATCGTGCCGGACTTGTGGGTTTTGCAAGCAAGGGGCCAATTAATGTGCCTACGCTTATTGCTACCCAACGTCAGCTAACGACTGTCTTTGGCTATCCTCATCCAGAGTCCAGCGACCCATACATGTTGTATGCTGCACAGCAATACTTGTTGGTTGCTAACGAGCTATACGTTGTTCGTGTAGCCGACGAGGACAATGTGAGTGACGAAAGGGCTAACGTAGCTGAGGTAGATATACCTTCGGCTGGCGGACAGATTCAGATTGTTTCTGGCACGACTGGTCCTTATACATTCGCTACTGACTCCTTCTTCCGTTGGAGACTCAATGGTGTATTGGCTGCGAAGACCCTTGTTGTATTGGCAGGAACTTACACTGCCGCTCAGTTAGCTGAAGACCTGAACCTTCAGGTTGTAGGCGACATTGACGGTATTGAGTTCTATGTCTCCAGCAACAAGATCGCTGTACAAACCACCTTCTCCTTCGGTCCAGATGCAGAGCTAGAGTTCGTATCTGTACAGGATTCAATGTACGGTGGCGATGAATACGATGTAATGGACCCTGAAGCAACTAACGTAACCGGATGGGGCACTGGCATGACCAGGGCACGTCTGATCGGTAGCAAGGCTCGTTACCCAACGTCTTATCAAGAGACGGGTCAGTACGACTTCGCCGGTCTAACTGGATTGAATCTCCAGATCGTTGTTGACGGAACGGATAACGTCCTCATCGATAATGTGGTTCAGGTCATCGACCTTGAGGATCTTGAAGGTGCTGAATGGACAATCGCCCAGATCGTAACAGCTATCAACAACATGAAGGTTGAGAATGGTGGCGATCTCCCAGGTGGTTGGACAGCATACGCTGAAGTAGACAACCTAGCATTCCGCACAGACCACCTTGGTCGTGACGCAAGATTGCTTGTGAAGTCCGACAGCACAGCAGCCGGCATCTTCGGTCTTGACTCCGTAACGAAGGCGGGCACAAGCCCAATTGGAACATCTGGCGACCCATCTATCACGACTTACGGTCGTGTGAACGGCGATGCCAACTCCACGGGCGCAGTGACCTTCACTGTAACGGCTGACTCCGCAGGTATCGACGGTAACTCAACTCAGATTGTGGTTGCCAACAACGTTCGTGAGGGTAACTTCACGATGCAAGTATACAACAATGGTGTACAGCTAGAGTCTTGGGGTGGATTGACCAAGGATGAAACAAGTAGGTTCTATGTTGAAACCTTCCTGGCCCTTGTGTCTGACTGGATTCGTGTTGTAGACAACACGGCAAACGCAGCACCTCCTTTGGACGGTACATATACTCTATCTGGTGGTTCCGATGGTATTCCATCTGACCCAGATAAGCAAGATGAGCTTCTAATCGGTAATCAGTTGGGCTTTACAGGAATGTATGCTCTATCTGAGCCTGAGCAGATTGACATCGACTTGATTGCGGCACCGGGCCACGCATCTACATCTGTAGTAACAGCCCTGTTGGATCTATGCCAGAACATCAGAAGTGATTGTATGGCTATCATCGATCCTCCATTCGGCTTGACAGTACATGAGATTGTTGCATGGCAAAATGGTACTCACCCATTGAATACAACCAGATTTGATAGCGACTTCGGTGCGCTATACTGGCCTTGGGTTAAGATCAGGGACAACTTCAACAGAGTAGACATCTGGGCACCGCCTAGTGGCTCTGTAATGGCAACAATCGCTCGTAGTGATCAACTATCGGCACCTTGGTATGCACCTGCTGGTGTAAACCGTGGTACAGTTCCTAACATCGCCGACGTATTCTCTCGTCCAACCCTGGATGAAAGAGACTTGATGTATGGTTATAGGAACTGCATCAACCCGATTGTACAGTTCGTAGATTTCGACGGGTTCGTCATCTGGGGTCAGAAGACCATGCAGAGACGCCCAACGGCTCTCGACCGTATCAACGTAAGAAGGTTGATGTTCTACATCGAGAAGAGGGTAAGAACGGCTAGCCGTCAGCTACTCTTCGATCCACACGACGATGAGTTGCGTCAGAAGTTCGTCAGAATCGCTACGGCGATCTTGACAGAGGTGCAAGTAGGTAGAGGTGTTACGGACTTCCGTGTGAAGTGCGATGCCGAACTGAACCCACCAGACGTAATCGACAGAAACGAAATGCGTGCCCGTATCGGCGTACAGCCAACAAGAGCCGCAGAGTTCATCTTCATCGAGTTCTCTATCCACAGAACAGGCGACTTCGGCGATGCCGGCGCTGACACGTTCTAATTGACAAACCTTATACAAGCCGCCGGCAGAGTCGGCGGCTTGTCTTAAACGAATGGAGACGAAAACATGAATATGGGTTTGGGGCTAGTCGGTAGCCCGACTGTGATCTTTAAGCGCAAGTTCCGATGGACTATGGAAATCATTGTGCCTGGATGCGGATTATACATTGCTCCGTTCTTCTGTAAGACAGCGGCAAGGCCAAAAGTAAGTCTCGACAACATTGAAGTCCATTTTTTGAACGCTATTACATGGATTCCGGGCAAAGGCAAATGGGAACCAATTACAGTATCCTATCATGATGTGGCATCCGCTCAGTTAGGAACAACATCGCAAATCTTGAGTTGGCTTAACACAATCTACGCTTTCAATAATCCAGTACAACTACCGATGTCTGAGAGATTTGGTTATGACGGCGTAGTAAATCTGATGTTGTATGATGGTTGCGGTACTCCTCTGGAGTTATGGCAAATGCAAAACGTCTTCCCTGAAAACATTGATTTCGGGGATCTTGACTACGAAAGCAATGAAATATGTAGCATTGAACTAACACTAAGATACACGAACGTCAAGTGGACGCAACTATGCGGTAACGCTACGCCAATCCAGTCTTGCTGCCGTGGATGCTAAGGAAGCTAAGGAGATAATAATATGGCTGATAGAAAACCTATGGGTATAGGTGTCATCGGTAGAGCCGATATGACTTTCAAGCGTAAGTTTAGATGGACGTTTGAAATCCAAGGCTTCTGCCACGACATTAAGAACAAGGTTCCCGAACACTTCGTCAAGGTTGCTGCTCGTCCGAACCTCAGTGTGGAAGAAACAGAGATCAACCACTTGAACGCTAAGATGTGGATTCCGGGCAAAGGCACCTGGGACACAATTACCGTTACATACATCGACGTTGCTCATGATGAGATGAGAAGTCTATGGAACTGGCTCGCAACCGTCTATAACTTCACCGACCCTGTATATCTCTCTCAAGGCGAGAAGCGTGATTGGGACGCTACAGGTATTCTCAACATGTACGATGGTTGTGGTACACTACTTGAGTCTTGGCAGTTACAGCACATGTTCCCATCTGCCATTAACTTCGGTGATCTAGACTATTCATCTTCTGATGAAGCAACAATTGAACTAACTCTACGTTACTCGGACGTAAAGTATAGATCTTACTGCCCAGACTTCACACCTATTTCTTGCTGCTCGCCTTGCGGCACTAAGGTAAAGAAAGTCGCCGGCTTAGATTTCTAATTGAATAGGAGTGACTTATGGCGATTCCGATGGGAATTGGGAATCTAGGTTTCAGTAACCTAGTATTCAAGAGAAAGTTCCGATTTACGTTTGAGTTGTTCGATATTTGCGGACAGGGATCTGTACCGAAACACTATGTTAAGGTAGCATCCCGTCCGCAGGTAGATATCGAAGAAGTTGAGATCAACTTCCTCAACGCCGTTACATGGATTCCGGGCAAAGCCAAGTGGCAGACCATGACGGTGACATATATCGACGTAGCTACGGCTGATGCGGCCCCGTTGTGGAACTGGCTATGCTCAGTGTATAACTTCAACGATCCTGTCCATCTACAGATGGGTTCTCATAGAAGTGACTATACTGCGACCGGCGTGCTTAACCTGTACGATGGTTGCGGTGCCCCGCTTGAAAGATGGACAATGAAAGACGTATGGCCTACGTCCATCAATTTTGGCGACCTAGACTACTCGTCTTCTGATGAAGTTACCATCGAACTAACGATGCGTTACTCTCAGGTCAAGTACGAGCCACTGTGCCCTCAGTTCGCTATCCAGGCTTGCTGCTCTCCTTGCGATGGAAGTTCTATTCCTCCAACGAGCCAGCCGAACAACAACCTACTTGGTACTACTGGTACAGTAATATCATAACAGAAATAAGGGGGCCACTCATTCGGGTGGCCCTTTTTAATTCAAGGAGTGATGATATATGGACCCTTATGATTTAGACAATTATGATGCATTTCTGGCATATGCCCGTGGTCTTCAGATGGGTAATGAGTCATCGTGTCCTCCGAAATACCCTATGGGCCTACAAATGGGCCTCAATATGGGGTTTGATGGCACCAAGTTCAAGCTGTGTAAAAGGAAGTTCCGTTGGTTAATGAGAATAGACGGATTGTGCGACACCGCTGGTAGCAATAGCATCAACATTCTGCCGCCCCTCAAGAGCGCACGCCCATCCCTGACCTTCAAGGAAATGGAAGTCAGACATCTTAATGAGCATGTCTACTACCCCATGAAACCGGAATGGAAGTCTATTAACTTGGTATTGTATGATGTGAAGAGATCCACACATCCTGTATGGAACTGGATCATCAAGTGCTATGATCCTAAGTCTGGAAGTTGGTTCCCGTGTATCAAACCAGATGATGTGGAAAATCAATTCATCAAGCCCGATGCGACTTTGAACCTGTATGATGGATGTGGTCACATCATTGAGAAATGGCAGTTTGAAAATATCTGGCCGCAGGTGAACGAATTCGGTGAACTCGATATGGGTAACATGGAATACGTTACCTGCGACCTGACACTTCGATATGCTAGAGCATGGATCGATTACGACATCGGTACATGTTAATCAACAAAGTAATCTGGGAACTCGTTCCTGAGTAGCTCTTTCATCTGTTTGATAGCGTCCTCAAGCTCTTTGTTCTTTTTGCCCATCTCCCGACAAGTAGCCGACTTGTTTAGTCGGCTCTTTTTCGTATAGCATATGGCCTCGTTAGACAATAAGCAGTCTACATATTCGCCATAACCGTGGTCGATTAGCTTCTGTATGATCTCTTGCATCTCTAGCGCAGAAATCGGGTTGTTTTTATTGAATACAAGCATAGTTAATTCCCGCTATCTAGATGGCTGTCAGCATCGAAAGAGCTTCTAGAAGTTACTCTGCCTCTAAAGAAGATCTTTTCGAACTTGTCTTGTAAATGGTTCCCATATCGTTTCTTTAGTTCATTGTAGTTCCTAATACTTCTGTATATCTGTCTGTAATGGTTGAGAATGCATGTAGTCATGTAATTGAATGCCTTGCCTTTCCGTGGATCAAATCTATCAATTTTCTCAAAACAGATCAAGACACCTTCTTGGATCGCATCATCCACATCTATCCCGTTGAACCTAGCATAATTCGCTATGTTCTCTGAGAGGATGTAGAAAGCATACGCCAGTTGCTCCTGATATGCCTTATAACTCTTGCATACTTCATCGTACTTTGTCATGTGAATCTTCACAGCTTCCTGCTTCTTGTCGTCGTTATACTTCTTGCAACGACGTTCGTGTGTTTCTTGGAGATCCTTCAGCACAAGCTCACACCTAGTTTTGTGTTTCTTGAACGTCTGGAAGGCATCAATTATAGCCTCAAACGTTCTATTATTCAAATACTCTCCACTCGACATGGTGTTACTCCCTAACAAAAGGTAATGATATATCCGCAGCAAGCATTACATTTTCACAAGAATTCCTGGGAAAATTTGACGCCTCTTGCATAGGAGTGTACTATATCATAGTATGGAGCTACTCAACTTATACGCAGAAGTCCAAGCCAACCCACGTAACATCAACGCCTACCGCAATATCATCAAATACTATAAGAAACGTGGGATGTTCAATGAAGCAGAAGCATTTAATATGTTAGTTGAGGAGATAATGCATGGATCTGACAGTAGTAATTCCGACGAGGAACAACCAGACAACTCTTGAAAAGCTCATTACATCAATCAAGCCACTCAGTACAAAAGTTGTATTTATTGACTTTGGAAGTACAGATCAAACCATTGCTATATGTGAAAAACATGGCAAAGTCTATCGTAACCCTGATGCTACAGACCGCAGCGACACACTCAACCACATCCTTCCCATACTAGACACTGAATGGATCTTCTTTATTCAACCGTGGGAAGTCCTTACACAAGGTCATGATCTAATCAAGCGGGCCACCAAGATGGCCTACAATATACCAATCATCAGTGAAACCATCCTTACCAAAGATGTAAGGTTGTGGCGCAAAGTCGCCGCAGGCCAGTTTGTCAATCCTGTCTATGAATATGTCGGCATCGAATCGTCCGACGAGATGAATGCTGTGATCTATTCGATTGGGAATAGGGATTATGGTTATTGTTTGGACTTAGTTGAGAAGTGGAAAGACAGGAACCCTACCGCACCAGAACCATACTACTATCAAGCATGCACCTTGTTGGTACAGCAGAAGTATGAGGAGTTCTTAAAGGCTTCTGAACACTACATGTTCATGGACAATAGGGTATCCATGTCAACTGTGATGAATCGCTATTACTATGCTTTGGTGAGCCTACAGAGAACGCTGAAGGTCAAACCTACGCTACAGAACCTCAACATGTGTCTCTGTGCGAAACCACTCATGGCTGAGTTTTGGTGTTTGCTGGGTGATACATACTACCACCGTCTGCGGAAATTTGACCTTGCGAAAGATTTTTATAGAAACGCCATCCTACTTGGAAGCAGGCGACTACAAAGTGATAAATGGCCGATGGACATATCAAAATATCAAGAGTATCCAGAGAGGATGATCGAGAGTTGCAACAAGATCATAGAATCGAAGTCGCTGTTTGTTCGTTAGAGATCCTCATCAAAGTAATGAACGATCACAGTAACTTGATCTTGCCAGCGAGCTATCTCTAGATGTTTCGGGCGGGCCGGGTCTAGCTTACTCAACCTGCCCTGGAGTTCCGTGATGGCACAGTTAATGACTTCCCAGGACTCTGTTGCAACCTTCTCTGGAAGCTCGTCAGGGTCAGTCTGTTCCTTAGTAGGATAGTAGTCAGCTAACTGTCTACCGGCCACTTTCATAACACGCTTATAGATCGGATGGTTACAACCGCATCCTGGGTTGCTGAGAAACTTCTGAACATCAGTTAGAAGTTCTTGCGGGAGGGCATCTCTGAACCTGCTGTCAAGCAATGCCGTCTTCACGTCCATCAGACTTACTTTTTTCTTCATCCTGTTCCTCGTGTTTACTCTCAACCACGAAGCACTTTCTCGCCGTAGCCCCTCGTCCACACTTAGGACACTTGAACATCTTGGGTCTGGCGAGCGACTTCTTAGTTATGGTCTTTTTCTCTTGTTCGTCGTAGAATGGCACCCCTCCAGGGATGGGTGCCATCTTGATCTCTACCAACGCCTTGTCAGGATCGGTCCCATCCGTTACGATGTTATTCCCGCAAGCATCACAATGAATCACGTACTTCTTTATCGACATTCTCTTCCTTTGGCTCATCAGCCGGTACTTCAAATGAGAACTCAGTCTTAGAAAGAATGAACTCCATGAGTATGTAGGCGAATGCTGATACGAAACTGCCGGCACAACCGCATGCGAACACTATAAACGGGTTGAATGAGAGAAGGATAATGCCGCAGATAATGCCCGTCCAAAAACCAGTACATTGATGGCACTCTAGTACCTCATATACCTTGGTCGGCAACACCTTCTGCAACCAGCACCTAACCGGCTCAAACAAACGACTGTCTACTAAAATGTTCGTCATGCCTATTACTGCCAAAACGAACAGCAGTAGGCTAGTCATCGTTATCCTCCTTCTCATCATCATCGTCATCTGTAGTAACGATGCTCTTATTTGATTGTGGTTTGAATCTTGGGAATGGCCGGTCGAAGTCGATCTTCTCGACACGAGTAGCTTCCTTGGTGGTCGGTACGAAGATAATGTCGTACTCGCCATGCTCCCTCACCTTATCCAACATCTCCTTGTTATGGCTGATGATCATCTTGAAGATCGTTTCCATATCTTGCCCCAGATCAGGGAAGAAGTTGATGTAAAAAATCACGTAGCCCTTCATGTCACTCCTTTTTTTGAGAATTTCTATCGCCAGAAGCTTATATAGACGTAGCTATCATCTCTCCACATACTGTAGTAATTAAACCCCACAATATCACATAAGTTTTCACAAAGATCCTTATCAGAGATCGGTAGCTTCACGTTGTAGACTATATTGTAGTTGAGTTTCTCTACTACAATTCTTTCCCCAAAATAATTCTCCAACGCTTCTATATGTGAGTCCTGTAGTTGATTGAGGAAGTCGAGGATCGCCGTCTTGGCGAAGCTCCTCAACATAGGGATACGTTTCCCTAGTTTCCACGATTCGTAGTAACTACAGAAGTATGGGGGCAACACAGATTGTGCTGTCTCGTCCTCGAAAATTAATTCTTCTACATTCGAGAAATTTAGATACTTCATACTCAATTACCTCATAAGGCTTCCTATAGACATAACATAGTAAGGAGTTGATCATGTCAGACGACGTATTCAAGCAGAGCAGGAAAAAGATCTCCGCTGATGAGTTCAGTGGGCCGCAAATCCCACAGCAGGGAGAAGAAAACCCGCTCGACAAAGTAAGAGCTATGCAACAAGCCATAGCCAGAGAGACAGGTAGGGATGCAGGCGAGCCTCAGCAAGCTCCTCGTCTCCATAGTGCCGACCTGCCATTCCAAGTTCAGGGCAACGTACCGCCGCAGTTTGCACAGATGCTTCAGCAACGTGCTAACAACCCAGGTATGGTTCCTCCACACATGCAGGGTAGCACACAGGACGCTATGCCGCCACAATTCCCACAGGGTCCGGTAGATAATGACTACCAGATGCGTTACAAGGACACAACTCGTCCAAGTAAGATGGCAAAGAACAGAAGAGATAACATGCCTGTTCCAGATGCCCAAGTAGTCCAGAGAAACATGCGTGGCGGCAGCAATAGTGACGAGTTCACCCGCCTAATTGATCACCTAGAAGGTGTTGTGGCATGGGAGCCAATCGAGCTACCTTCCAAGGGTAAGTTCTATGACAGCATCCCTGGCGTACTACACGTCCGCCCGATGACGGGTGAAGAGGAACAGATCTTGGCTACGCCTCGATTTGTTCGTAAAGGTAAGGCTATCGATATGATCTTCCAGAAGTGTATCAGGGAGAACATCGATACACAGGAGTTGCTGTCTGTAGACAGAACTTATCTCCTCATCTTCTTGCGTGGTATTTCTTATACCCCGGAGTATGACGTTGAGATCAAGTGCCCAGAATGCACCAACAAGTATAACGCTGTCATCAACCTCGATCAGATCGAGGTGGAACACTGCCCGGACCAATTCGATACCAAGGCTCTAGAAGGCGTACTGCCTACGAGCGGCTTCAAGTACAAGTTCCGTCTGGCTACAGGCGATGATGAGCAGACCATTACCCGTTACCGTGAACAGCGTGTAAAGGAGTATGGCGATCAGAATGAAGACGATACCTTGCTGTATCGTACCGCACTGCTACTTGAGTACATCGAGGGCGTTACGGAGAAGTATGAGTTGAATCATCTGTTGAAGAAATTGCCTATCAACGATGTGGCCCATTTGAGGAATGCTGTAAGCGATCCTCCGTTCGGTGTAGATACACAGATCGGTCAGGTATGTCCTTACTGCACGGCAGAGTTCGAAATCGACCTGCCACTTGAGGCCAATTTTTTCTTCCCCAGGAAGAAGAAGGAGCGGACGCCTCAGTAGTCCTCTGGCAAACACTCATGGAGGAGTTGTTCTTCTTCCAATATCACATGCGTATGTCCAAGAGGGACTGTATGTTTCTGCCTGTGCATGAGAGAAAATGGCTCATACAAAGGTTCATTGAACAGAAAAAGAAAGAGAATGAAGCGATTGAAAAGGCCAAGAAGAAGGCTAAGACTTCATCAAAATAAGGTGATATAATGGAAAAGAACAAACCCATTCTAGCTGGTAGAAGAAACTACTGGCTTATGAAGAAGTGGATGAACGATACCCTCGCCGCCGTAAAGGAAGAGGGTATCGTTCAAGAGGATAAGAAGATGTATGAATGGAAATGCCCACTAACAGGCATCATTCATTACTCTGATAAGCCCTTCCCAGAGAAGAAGGAAGAGGCTCCTAAGTGTGAGAGCCGATGGAAGCGAATCGAATTGATGTCTGGCGGCGGCTCTTGGATTGCCAAGGACGACAAGGTCGAAGCAGGCGCTTGGAGCAAGGCCACAGAGCCATTCGACTTCGGCAAGGAAAGAGTGCCAGATCTAGATCCAGATACGTTCATCTCTAGAAAAGGAATTCTAACAAGATACGGTAAGAATAAGTATACTCAGATCAAGTCCTCATATGGTACAACAGTAACTATGAAGGACGAGGAAGCTGCGAAGGAACGTGGCATCTGTATTCAGTCCGTCAGTGGTCATTCTCTAGTAATGGAAGACTACGACGATAAGGAAGTGCTACCGCCTTGGAATACTGAGACATATAATGGGTCGATTGACGAAGAAGTCAAGCCTATTGTTGATTGGAATGACAAGACAACGTATCCGCACATCTACGGCTTCCGAACACCTCAAAAACATACTATTGGTTATAAGGAAGGCGATAATGGCAACCAAGGAACGATTTCAGAACCCGACCGTAGGTGATACGGTAAAACTCAGGCTGTATGTATGGAATGCCAACAATGCGGCTGACCTAAACAGTATCGAGCAAGTCGATATCTATTTCTTAGATCCAACAAACACAAGTGAAACCAACCCGGACGGTCGAGTTCTAATCGATACATTCGATAGCACTGCCGTCACACTAGAGGAAACCGGGGCATACGTCCTAGAACTACCTCTAGAAACCAGTAAGTATAGCATCGGTAGGTTCATTGATGTATGGACGGTTACGATCAATGATCAGACCCCGGCCCATCCTATTCAACAGTGTTTCGACATATTCCCGCAATTGTGGTATACGTCGCCGATGCCTGTAGTGTACGATTTCTCGTTCCACTTCCAGCCTAACAAGCTCAGGCAAGGATCTATTCAGCCGCTTCTTATTGAGATCAAACCTAACGTCCCAACTGCCAGTGATCTACAAAGATACTATCAGAACTTGGCTATCGTGTCGGATCTCAAAATCTCGATTGAACAAGCGTGCGGCAACTGTCTACCAGATGAGCAGGATCTTCGTCTGATAGTCGATAAAGAGCTAGTACAGAGCCGTGAGAAGCGGTACGGATACTACAAGCTCGACACCACTGAAATGGATTGTGGAATCTACAACGTGTGGTTCCAACTAGAGTTCGGTGGAAACGTATACATTAGTGATAAGATGCAACTTCAAATCTATGAATAAGAACAAGAAACCAAAGGGCACCGTTAAGTCCAGCAAGGTGCCCTGCGCAGTAGAGCAAGACGTACTCAAGAAGCAACTTCTTAGTGATTGCAAGACAGAAGAGAAGCCAAAAAAGAGCATGGGTATTGGCCCGCTTGGCTCTCCTGACTTGATATTCTCTAGGAAGTTCCGCTGGACACTTGAAGGCCAACATCTTCCGGCTCACTTCGTCAAGAACGTGAAGTTCGACTATGTGAACAAGAAGATCACCTTTGAGTATTATGATGTAGCCACCAGCACTGATGGTTTTCACGCTCTCGTGTGGGCAGACCATTTAGGTAAGAGAAAACTCCCTGATGAGACTCTGACTTTCTCTACCTATGACGGCTGTGGTGTAGAACTGGATCGCCAAGTCTTCAAAGGACTAAAGCTCCTAGCACACTATTGCGATTTCGATTATGCTTCCTCTGATGAGGCAACGCAGAATGTCGTAGTAAGCTATGAGTATATCAACATCGAACTTCTCGTATGTCCTAGCCCCATAAAGAACTACGAGTGGAAGATGCACTTCGAAGATGAGGAAGGTAGACAGCTTACACCACAGTCAATGGTCTTACTCACTGAGAGGCCAAACCTATCACTGGAAGAGACGGAAATCAACCATCTCAACGGCAAGATGTTCCTGCCGGGCAAGGCCCGCTGGGAGCATGTGAAAGTGGTAGCCAGCAAGGAAGTGAGAGTACACGTCGCCAAGCTGTCTGCGGCTCTCGCTGAGAGGACGACAGAGATCCCACGTCATACAGCGGTACTAACGTACTGTGAGAACGGAGAGGATGTAGAGCAATGGCGACTCAAGGCTGTATGGGTACTCAATGCTAACTTCGGTGAGAAGGAGTGTGAGTTCAAACTACATCATTCTGGTGTAGAATATCGCAATCTAGTTGCGGAAAGGCAGGGGTATAAGTATGCAGACAGTCATTAAGTCAAGACCAATTAGGGTTGATGGGAAGCCGGAACAGGGACTCAAAGTAGATGGTCGTTTTACAGATCACATGCTTGAGAGTCTGTTCAGGGATGGCGACCTAAGACCCAAGCCCAGAATAAATGTGCGATGTGCCAGGACGGCTCCTGACAACAGGAAGTTCTACGCCATCGCCAAGACTTGTCCTGCGATCAGGTCACAAGTCAAGAATGTACGGTGGAATGCCGCCAAACAGACTGTTAGATTGCTCCTAGAGGAAGACGGACACTTCACAGCGTTCGGTTGGTTCTCAACATTGAGCGCACGCAGGGACGAGATTCAGAAAAGCCCGTTCGCTGACCTAGAGCAAGATGCCTTGGCATTGTGCTTCTTGGACTCCTCTGAGAAGGAAGTGGCAAGATATAAGTTGGTAGGATTACAACTTTTGGATCACGCATGCGATCTAGAAGCCGGGCATGAAGCCGAAGCGTTTAGACCATTGACTCACAATATCCTAATTCAGTATGATAGGGTTGAACGTCTGGAGCCTCATAGAATTGAGGAGCCTGATCTGCGGGATGCAGATGAGATTGCAGACGAGGAATGGTCTGAAGTAAACCTAGAAGTCAAGGAAGACGACGCATATGCAAACGTTTCATTATAACTACATTGGTAACGAGTTCTTCGATCTCCATTATGATAAGGATCATCGGGAGAAGGTAGGATTTGTCCGAAATGATTTCATCATGAGCTTATTTGAGTTCTTAGAAGATGAATTCAAAGTACCACCCAAAGCGTCCAAGTCCATAGCGTATGCGTTATGGGCTAGGATGACCGACATGCAGCTACACTACCATACTCCAATACATGTGTTGAGTATGTTTCAGTTCCATAAGAAAATACTTGATGAAGGTGCTGGTGACACCTATGATCTCACCCCCTCAGAACAACTCGCCATCTGGTTCCACGACTCCGTGTATGTGCCCGGAGCCGGTGAGGGAGAGAACGAACATAACAGTGTCCTCTTCATGAATGCCATGATGCAGCCCTTCATCAAGGATAAAGACATCCTCGCCCGTGCCGGCGAACTCATTGGTGAGACAGCCTATCATATGACCAATATGGAAGAGGCCCAAGGAGATGATATCGCCTGGGCCGTTATCCTAGACCTAGATCTGTGTACTTTCTCGTTTGAATACGAGGATTTCTCACAGATCTCTGATCTGGTCGGGAAAGAGTATGATGGCATCTACACAGAGGAAGAATACAAGGCAGGAAGAAAGAAGTTCCTTGAGTCCATGCTAGCCAAAGGTTTCATCTATAGAACTCCTTTCTTCCGCCAGCGGTTTGAAGAGAAGGCCAAAGAGAACTTGACCAAAGCGATCAATCTCTTATCCGCCACGAATACACATCCCCATCAATCGTAGCTCCTCGTGCCACACTGAGGACCATAGCCGTATAACGTTCGGCTGTTGTATTGTACATAACCCTGTTGGAGTCTACCAACAGGGTTTTTAGGTCTTCGTAGAGGTAGTCCTTCACAGCCATCTCAGGTAGTTCCGCCGCCTTCCTTAGCTTCGGTATTACCTTATCTATGGTTTCATATACATGACACATCTGTCGTTCTCGCATCGTTCTCATTCCCAGAACTCCTCCCAATCTACTGGATGACGCTTTTTCAGTTCATCGTAGTAGTTTTGTGTCTTGATCTTACACATCCACAAATCGTGTCCCTTGTCACCTTTACAGATGATACCTTCTGGGATCTCTGTCGTGATAGGATATTTAGAACGAAAATTCAAGAAGTCGAAGTTAGACGCTCGTACTTCTGTGATGAGTTGGTCGTTCAGGTTGCCCTGGTAGATCATCTCTGCAATCTCTAGATGTCCAAATGTGTCAATGAACTCCTTCGGACCCAGCATCCCCTTCTTCATTGGGTTCACGTCGAACAGGATAATGGTCTTCGGATCGTTCTCTTCGTGCTGGCCGGCGAAACTCTTAGCCCCGAACCATTCACAGAAGACGACAACACGATCTACACCCTTGAACAGCTTATCCTTCTTGAATACCTTCTCCAAGTCGTCGCCATATTTTTGTTTGAACATAGGTATGGCAGGGCCGAACCCTGGATGGGTTTCGTCAATCATGAGCTTGCGAGTGCCGGTCTTATGCCAGCCCTTCTTCTTACTCCACTCAAAACGCAAGTTGCTCCCGTCATACTTGACGAACCCATAACAGGGTTTGCGAGGAGCTTTACTTGCGTTCTGCATTTCTGGATATTGCTTCATATAGTCTCCATAAACGAAAACGGCCCACATGTTATAACATGTGGGCCGTTTTCGTTTCAAGGCTTTACGCCTCTTCTACCTTTGTCTTTTTCTTCTTCGGAGCCGCCTTTTTCTTCGGCTTCTCCTCTAGGTTATGCAGTTGGGCCTTGAGCTTCTCGTTCTCAGCCTCAGCTAGCTTCCTGCGAAGCTCCTCATTCTCCGCTTCCAGATCCTTGAGCTTCTTGCCCTTGTTCGTTTCCCTTGCGGCTACAGGTGGTTCTGCCACAGTCTGTGTCTCAGGAGTGTAACCCTGTAGGAAGACCTTGAGCGACACGAAGTCCGTCTCGTAGTCAATGAACGTCGTGTGGAAGTTCTGACCCGTCATCGTTCCTTCGACAGTGCAACCATCCTTGAGTTCTGGGCCGCTCGATGCCGGGGCCGTAGAGAACGATGGTGCTGAGTCGATTAGATTGAGACTTTCAAAGCCGCTGTTGCTTCCCATACCACATAGTTGAGCGCCGCCTGCGCTAGCGCCGCCGGCTCCCCTTCTCACAGTCCTATTCATGTGCTGTGTTGAGATGCGTTTGAACTGTGCTACATCACTTTGGTCGTTTGCTGTGCCACCCTTGGCGATCTCACTATAGCTCTTAGATGCTTCATCACTCTGGACGGAACTATCACAGGTAGAGAAGTGAGGCGTGCTGTCACCACAGCCGATCAGTCTGTAAGGATCGTACCAAGGACGTGGCCTTGGGTAGTGGTGGTGATGGTCTGTGTGGTGGTGGTGATGATGGTGATGCTCTACTGGAGGAGTCCAGTTGATCTTGTATTCCTTCTCAAGATAGAAGCGAGCTTCGATCACACCCTTTTGTTTGTCGTGATTCGGGCCGTTCTTGCCGTGTTCTACGGCGTCTGGACTGTCCAGATCTACCCACTTAAAGGCACGGTCCTTGTCGTGATGTCTCTTGATGTCAACGAAATCGTTGGCAGGAATGACATAACCGCCACCACTGACGTTCTCGCCGTCAATGAAGATCTTTACTACTGCTCGTCTTGAGTTCTTGTTTCTGAAACGCAGAGTATACTCTGCACCGAAGGGGAGCTTCACAACACCGTTGGCAAGCTCTTTTTGGGGTTCGCCATTCAATAGAACGGCCATCACAAACTTGTTGCTGTAAACCATAAACTTATGTCCTTTTTGTTAGATCACCCGCATCCTCACTTGGGCTTCATGTTTGATGGCTAAGTCAAACCATCGAGGAATGTCATATCTATACATCACATAATGATTTTTGTCAAATCATTTATCGCCCCAGGCTTTGAACTGGCTTTCGATACCGCTCAATCCTAGAACTTGATCTTCTGCCTTCTGATGGAAGACCTTGTTGTCTTCCATCAACTTGTCCATTGCCGCATCTCCCAGAAGGAGCCGGCCAACCTTCTCCCATCCAATGAAGCCACCGATGTTCCTGTCATCTATGAACCAGTCGGCATGTGGTTTGCGCTTCAAAGTATGTTCATCTCTCCAATCGTGGTTTGGCAGAGTAGAGTTCACACTATCAAACTCTATACCACGACTCTTGCACCATTCCACTGCTTCTGTGAGGTAGTTTCTGTGCTTGGATTGCCAGTTACCGTCCTCACGGGCCGTCCACAGAATTAACTTGTAGCCGGCCAGTTTGAGCGCTTTAAGTACAGCGATGGCGTAGGGCATCTCGATCCCTACGTCTGGAAAAGAGTGGTCTACAATGGTTCCGTCGAAATCAACACAAAGAATCTTCATTACTTCTCCAGTAGGAAATTGGTATTGCCGTTCATGATTGTAACATTTCCCATGAACTCATGCAAAACCAATCTAGCAGCCTCCTCCGTTTCATAGCCACGGCTCACTGGTTGCATATCTGCGTGGATATACCACTTATTGTCACCATCTCCTACTTCTAAGCCAAAAGCCTCAGATGAATTCTTGAATACACCGAAGTTGTGTACTTTATGCGAATTGAAGTAGTTGCCTTCAAATGTCTTGAACCAGGGGTAGCTCATATTAACTCCTTATAAGTTCTCTTCTCTTTTTCTCTAAGTCACTAATCTTCTCATCTATGGCAGAGAAATCAATGACAATACCATGCTCTTTAACAAACTTAGCCGGGTCAGACTTCCTATCAAAAGTCAACTGAAGTGACTCGCCATAGAATCCAAAATGAACACCATCTACTGTGATGCTCCGTAAGTCATATGATTTGGCTAGTTCGTTTGCTTTCTTCACTACATCTCTATTGAGTAGAAACAACATGCAACTCTTAGTGGAGTATGCGGAAGAGTCTTCCATATATTTCCACAGTTCATGGAAGATGCCGATGTCTTTCAATTCTTTGATGAATGTAGCTTGCATCTCCGACCACATGTCTGTGATCTCTTTCTGAATAGCGTCTCTCTGTTGGCAGAGTTCGTTACGTTTTTGTACCATTTCCTTGTACGTCATTTGTTCCTTCCTTGAACCAGTAATGGTCATCTTCTTTCAACAGTTCCTCTAACGGAACTATGATCCAATTTTTGTAATGCATGGTGAATTCAAAGTGCATATCAGCTAGATCTTTCTGTCTCACCATAGCCAGCCAGGGCTTGAAAGCCCTCTTCCAGATGACGATAGGCTTCCTGCCGCTCTGCTCACAATCTCTCTCTGACTGTTCGATGAAGCCATCAAGGGTGGCGCAGCCGTCTTTGAAGACGCCGTTGAGATCGATCTTGTCTTCATATCCACCCTTACACTCGATAACCCACTTGAAATCTTCAGGCGGGCAGATGTCTCCTGTGAGAGTAGTCTTGGCGTGGGTTGGCATGTTAGAGACTTGTCCCCAACGGTTGCCAGAACCTACGGATCTTGAAAACGGCTTGCCGAAGCGAGAAGTGAGAATCTTGGTGAGTTCTAGTTCTACACGATTTCCCTTCTTCTTACTATTGATCTTCTTTTTCTTCTTGGCGAAGTCACCGAGGATGTCTTCAACATCACGTTCATCGTCTTTGCTCATACTCTATAATAGTGTCCTTGCTAGTAATGTTTAACTATTTGGTATGTGCCTTCTAGATCAACCCTATTTTGTTCTAGAGAGTCAATTACCTCCTGATAGCGTTCCTGGGTCAATGACCCTTCCATTGCGGCGTTCGTTATCTGTGTGCTGATTTGTCCCAGAACGTGTGAGATCTTGTCAATTATCTGTTCCAAATCGTCTGTGCTGCCTTGGTATGACTCTATTAGTGTATCGTCTTCGTCGTAGTCTGGTTTCCTGTATATCTTGTTTGATTTTGGGTACACTGGTGTCTTGATCTCTTTCTCATCCTCGTTGTCCAGTTCTGTTACAATTGGGACACTCACCTTCTTAGATTGGATCTTAACGAAGTCGTCCGCTTTCCATTCCTTATAGGTGTTCTTCAACTCGATGTTGAATTTCATGAAGTTGTCTTCTGTGACCGTCGTGTCCTCTCCGTCGATCCTGAAGTACCATACCTGCTTCTCAGGTAACTCAACGAGCTTCTGATTTTCGAACATCTGCTTGTGTTTACAGTCCTTGATGGCCCGGAACCAGATATCAACTGAGGAGAAGAAGAATATCTGACCCAGCCTGTCTCTCATATCAGCCAACCAAAGTGGTCGCTTGTCATTACGGAACAAGAACATGTACCTAACATCTGCGCTTACTCGCTCTGCGATAGCTACAGCCATCGCCCCACGATTGATTACAGACCACATGTCCTGAATGCCCTTCATCCTGATACATACTTCTGGAGGGGTTTCTGGGATGAGTGGGTGCCCTTTAGGTTCCTCGAAAGGGGCTTCATACATTCTTAGAAGGATCTCAGAATCACACTCTGAGAACATTTGATACTTCTTCTTGAGGAAGTCTATCTCGTTGATGTTGCCGTTATGGACAAGACCAATACGCTTGTCCGAACTTACAAATGGATGGTTGTTCTTGTTGTACTTAGCGTGCCCACCGTTGGGGGATGTGGCTCTCGCATGTACTAGAAGGACAGATGGATCGAACGTTTGAACTTTAGCCCACATCGGGAGTTTAATGAACTCGCTGGACTTGATGGGTTCCTTGTGATAGATGATTGCATCATTCTTGCCGGACCCGATACCATAGATTCCCGCTGCATCCGTGCCACGAGTCTCTAGGTGATTGAAGATGTGAGTGATAAGCTCGTAAGTGACCTTCTGGTTTTTGGATTGTCCAATATAGCCGCCTATTCCACACACTATACTACTCCTTTTCGCTGATTATCTCATTTAATGGAATTACAGTCAATGCTAAATATATACAGAGGAGAAAACATGCTACCTGATTTTTTAACATGGTTAGAAGAGAACAACACCAATATGTTCTCTGGGATGACTGCCAAAATACCGCAGAAAGGCGATATGGTGGTAACTGCTACCAAGACGTTCTTCCGTGGACCGAAAGCTAGATCCTTCTTCAAGACTGGTGCTGGCCCCAGAAGAACGCACAACGACAAGATCAACCCTTGGATACTGACGAGCGATCAACAACAAGGTCTACAGGGAGATCCTGAAGCTGAGGCGGCAGGTCTTGTTGGTAAGACGTACTATGACGCTACGTACATTCCGAACCCAAGTAGGAAGATGAAGTTCGCTTTAGATGACATCAAAAATGACGTGACAGATCAGTACCCCGATGAAGACCGATACGGTAAGAATGTATGGTTATACATCCCTACATCGAAACCGGAGTTGCATTCTGTATTATCTTCTAAGTATAGCAAGATGACTGCTAAGAAGCCTATAGTGCCGGACAGTCTGGGTTATGAACAACTCCCAAGTGCCACCTTGGAACACAAGGTAAGACTCTTGGGAGAGGCAAGAAGGCTCTATTACAAATACTATTAACCCATAGGTGGTGCGCCGCCTGGAGGTGGTGGTAAGCCGCCCCCTCCCATTGGGTCGCCCCCTGGAGGCGGACCACCCATTCCTCCACCCGGAGGCGGTGCGCCGCCGCCCGGAGGCGGTGCGCCGCCGCCCGGAGGCGGCGCACCTTGTTGTGGTTGTTGTTTCTCAGGGCCATTGGCTGTGAGTTGCATATTTGGCGGCATAGCTGCCGGTCCAGGGTCTTGTTCTAGACCTTGCATGTTGTTGTTCTTTACCCCTAGCTTAGTCGAAATACCCTGAATGGCTTGAGATAGTTGTGGGATTAACTCTTTCAGATCATCTTTCTCTTCTATAGCCTTTTTCAAGGCAACAGCAACTTTCTGTAGCTCTTTCAAGTGCTTCATCTGCTTGGGGGACCACTGACCGTGTAGTATCTTACGGATTTGGTTGACAATATCATCGGAGACACGGGCGATCTGTCGAACGCCCATGCCCCCTAGATCCTGTTCCAAATCCTGTACTGAGGTTAGGACATCACCTACCTTGTGGCCTAGATAGGCTTTCTCCTCATTTATTAGAAACCATTTGAAGCCATACATACAACTATATAGTAGTCTTACGGCTTAGTCTCCTGTTCAGCCTGTATCTTTTTCTGCAACGCAGCCTTAATCAACCCGTCAAACAATGGTGAAGGTTCCCCCAGCCGACTCTTGAACTCAGGGTGAGCCTGCGTCCCCACAAAGAATGGATGGAGTTTCTGATCCAGTTCCATCATCTCCACAAGGCCACTTTGCGGATTCCGGCCTGTCACGATCAGCCCCTTCTTTGCATACCTCTCAAGGTATTCTGGGTTCACCTCGTAACGGTGTCTGTGCCTCTCACTGATTATCTTCTTCTTGTACAGTTTGGAAACGATGGAGTCTGCCACCAGTTCGCAGTCGTATGCTCCCAATCGCATAGTCCCACTCTTCTTAGTAATCGTCTCTTGCCCCTGGACGTAGTGGATTACCTTGTACTCAGAGTCCTTCTCAAACTCCTCGCTTGTCGCCTGATCTTCGTGCAGTTCGTTTCTGGCGAACTCGATGACGGCACACTGTAGACCCAAACAGATACCCAGGAACGGGATCTTCTTGTCACGGACGTACTTGATCGCCATGATCTTTCCCTCCACACCTCTGATGTCGAAACCACCGGGCACGATGATCCCATGTAGGTCTTGGAAGTGCCGCCAGAGCGCACGGGCGTCCTTAGCAGTCTCCAGTTCCTCTGCCTTAATCCAGCGGATTACAAACTTTGTATTGTTTGCTACTGCTGCGTGGGTTATGGCTTCCTTGAGACTGTGGTATGCTTCGTCGCAGTTCTCATACTTGCCGACGATGCCGATATTGACGGTCGGCCAGTCGTGGCCGTTCAGGTAGTCCTCAACGAGTTCCTCGTACTTCTTGATCTTGCATGGGTTGCGATCCAGCTTGAACTTCTCAGCAATGAAACGGTCCACAGATCTCTTGTAGAACTCGATTGGAACCTCGTAGATAGACTTCACGTCGGGCGCATCGAAGATAGCATCACGTTTGATGCCGGTCATTCTGGATATCTTGTCAAGGATCTGAGGTGGGCACTCACGGTCAACACGACACATGAGGATGTCTGGGGCCATGCCTTTACTCATGAGAGTAGTGATGGCATTTTGGAGGGGCTTTGTCTTGAATTCTTTGACTGTGTTGTTGTAGATGATGGGAGCCACCATCAGAATCATAACGTCGTTAGGATTTGCTTGTTTTAGTTGTCTGGCTGCGGAATACAGTGCCTCTGACTCATAGTCTCCGACCGTTCCACCGATCTCGGCGATCACGATACCGTCTTCTGCGAGGCTGGTGATCTTCTTCTGGATCAGATCTGTGACATGTGGAATCATCTGTACAGTCTCACCCAGATAGTCTCCACGTTCCTCTTTCTGGCCGATTTCCTCGTAGATGACGCCGCTGGTGAAGATGTTCCGGCGGGACATCTCGATACCAGTGATTCTCTCATAGTGACCTAGATCTAGGTCGGTTTCGGAGCCATCATTGCAGAGGAAGACTTCCCCATGCTGCTTGGGATTCATGGTCCCAGCATTCCTGTTGAGGTAAGGATCACACTTGATGAGTTGTACCTTTTCGCCTCTCAGCCTGAGCAGAAAAGCGACAGAGGCGGCAGTGATTCCCTTGCCGCCTCCACTGTAAACGCCACCGACAACAACAATAATCTTTGCCATATTCACACCTTCTTCTTTATTTCCACATATATCTAGTGTTGTAGGTTGCTTCTTTTGACCCGAATGCAAAACGCCACCACGGAGGCACCATTATAGCCTCCGTGGTGGCGTTTTGCAATTAACCTTCGCAACTAGCACAATGTAGGATGTTCCTACTGAATGCTTGAGCAGCATTGACTGAGTGCTGATAGTAGAGCGATTTGACGCCCATCCTCCAAGCCTCGATGATAAGGGCATTCACGTCCCTCGCTGGGATAGATGGATGAATCATCAGGTTCAAAGACTGAGACTGATCAATGTACTTCTGCCTCTGACCAGCCTGGATCACAATCTCCTTCGGGCTGATCTCCGCAAACGTCTTGAACACGTCTTTCTCTTCCTGGGTCAAAAACTCCAGATGTTGCACGCTGCCACCATGCATCAGGATGCTATCCCAAACCGCCGCCTTATCCATCTCCCTGGACTGTAGCAGCTTCTCAAGGTGTGCGTTCTTGACTGTGAACTTACCCTTCTGAAGATCCTTGATGAAGTAGTTCGTCTTGTGCGGCTCGATACCTTCCGATACCTGACCCAAGATGAACGCCGACGACTTCGTAGGCGCAATAGCCAGTAAGGTTGAGTTACGACGACCGTAGCCCTTCAGAAGCTCAGGCTCGCCGTACTCCTGTGCCAGCTTGGCAGAAGCCTTGTACGCAGCCTCCTTGATGTTCTTCGCTACCTCTACGTTCTTCCATTTGGCTTCCATGCTCTCCCAGGCAATCATCTTGCTCTGGAGGTAGCTGTGCCAACCCAACCAGCCGATGCCAAGGGCACGGTGACGCTCTGCAAACCGGACAGGGCGATCCATGAAAGCGATCTTCTTAGCCTTCTCGATGAATTCCGTCATCACGGCATCGAGAAGATATGTCAAGATCTCAACAGCGTCAGTATCCTTCCACTCATCATAGTAGAGGATATTCATAGATGAGAGATCACAGACGAAGGACTCGTCCGGGCCGTCAGGCAACATGATCTCACTACAAAGATTGGAATGCAGAATTTGCAACATCAGATCTTTGTAGACATCGACCGTGTTCTTGTTGACGGTATCGATGAAGATGATGTATGGGAAGCCGATATTTGCACGGCACTCCAGAACCCTGGCCCACACCTTCCTTTTCTCTTTGTCGCCACCAGCAGGCGTGCCGTCGCCGATCATCTCCTCCATCCAGTAGTCCGGTACAGTGATACCGAACGACAGATCTTGGATAGGCGCACCTTCGCTACGGAGTTGCAAGAACTCCATAATATCAGGGTGGTCAACCGGCAGGTAAGCGGCGAAATTACCACGCCGGGTCTTACCTTGACTGATGATGTTGATGAGGTTGTCAAAGGGTTGCATGAAATGCACGGACCCTGAGCTTTCCCCGTTATCACGGATCTTAGCCCCTCTAGGGCGCAAGTCGCCGAAATAGGCGCTCGTACCGCCACCGTGTTTGGTCATCATGCATACTTCAGACCAAGCATAGGCAATGGACTTCATGCTGTCTTCGATATATGAACCGAAGCATGAAATCGGCAGGCCACGCTCAGTGCCGAAGTTAGTCCAGATGGGGGTGCTTAGTGAGTACCAGCCCTTCTGGAAGTTCTCTTTGAACCTTTTACCGAACCCAGGCTTGTTGAGAATCCTTTCCGCCGCCGCACAGATTACATCTACACGCTCATCTACTGTCTGTCCCGGCAGTAGGTAATCCCTCTCAAGGAACTGTTGTGACAGTTCCGTTAGCCAACGATACTTCCCCATTAGAACAAATCCTCCGCTTTGATCGACTGCATCTTCTTGCTGTAGGTCACTGGCTTCTTATGGAAGAAGTCGGTGTTTACCTCAGCGTATATCTCATCGTTGAACCACTTGACGTGATCCAACTTCTCATAATTGATCTCAAAAACACCTGGGCAGCCGATCAAGCTCATACTGTCGTTGAAGCGATGCTTGATGAACTCCTTTACCACATCTTTAGGTAGGAATGGAAGATCACCTGCTTCAAACATCCAGTCGATGATCCTCTCCTCAGCGTCATATGCCTTCTTACAGGCTCGCTGAAGTTTGTTGTAGAAATCATCGTTGAACCAGTCAGGGAACTCTTTCTGAATGATCTTGATCACATATGCCCCAAACAGAGCGTGGATCAGTTCTTCCTTCTGAGTAGCCTGAACTACGTTGTCAATATCTTTCAACACGTTGAGATACTTGTTGAAAGACTTGATAACGAGGAACTGGCTAAACAGACTGACATTCTCAATGAAGAATGAGAACAAAGCCAGAGTCAGCGTATAGTTCTCGTTGCTGTTGTCGGATGCGCCCTTCAGATACTTGGTCAGGTAGTCTACCCGGCCTTGGATCTGAGGGACTTGCATCAATTGGGCGAACTCATCGTTGAGGCCAAGCACTTCTAATAGATGCGAATAAGCATCAGAGTGCCGCACTTCAGACTCTCCGAAAGTGACTCCGACTTGTTCGAATTCAGCTTTCGGGAACCTATCACCTAACTTTGTCCAGAACTTCTTCACAGATACTTCGATCTGTGAGATAGCTAGCATGGCGTTCTTGATCACATGCCGCTCCACATCACTCAGCTTCACCTTGAAATCATGGATGTCGCTGAGAAAATTCCATTCACTCACCAGCCAATAGCTGTGATTGATTGCGTTCTTATACTCCAAGATTTCGGGGTATTCGAATGGTTTGAACGCAACTCGTTTGTCGAAAATACTCATCTTGTTCCTTCTATTTGTGAAGGTATCTAATGGTATGAAGACGAAATTATGGGCCTATTAAGCCGTATTAACCTATTAAGCCGCAACCGCCAGTTTGGTGATGCCGTTCTTCTTCAATAGAAGCAAACTATCACACCCCTGCATCATGTTCAGCAGGGTTTCATTGTGGCTGGTCACGAAAACCTGTCTCTCTTTAGCCAGTTCAAAGATCATGTTGTAGATGCCTGTCACGCCGGCCCGGTCAATACCGCCGCCCGTGATTTCATCAAGGAACACAACGCTTGGACAGCTACCAGAGTTCAACATCATCACGTATGCGAATGCTTGGGATACGGCAAGATTGATCCGCCGCTTCTCACCATTCGACATCGCATGATAATAGGTTTCCATTCCATTTACCAGAATCGTCTCATTGAGTTCATCATCAAATGTAAGTTCGATCTTGGCGTCAATGAGGTACTGCATCCAGTATGCAATTCTGGCGTTGAGTGCCGGGATGATGCCATCAATGACATATCTTCTGATACCTTTGTCACCGAAGGCTTCAACCCAAAACTCATAGTATGGCAGTTCTTTCTCGGCTAACCTTAGATCCTTTGTTTTCGTCTCACACTCAGTTTCCTTCGTTTGTTTCTCTTGCTTGGCAGAATCGAGGATCTCCTTGTACGGAGAATCGCCTGCCAGTTCTGCCTGTTTCTCCTTCAGTTGTTTCTTCAGTTCTACGATGTTTGCTTCAAGTACCTGTTCACGAACTCCCGCTTCTGGGCGCTGCACCTTGCTCAGAGTCAGTAGCTCTCGCCTTGCCGCTTCGATTTTCCCGTCCAACAGAGTCAGGGCAGACTCCGCTTCATTGATCCTCTCTTGCAGTTTCTCGATGAACGTGTCCCTCTTACGAAGGTCACTGTCCCTCTCCAACATGGCAGCCTTGCCCTTGTTGATCTTGTCTTGAAGACCAGTGATCGTGTTCTTCTCGTGAGTCAGTACGTTGTGGAAGTTCGTCTGGCTAATCTCGCCGTGACAAACAGGGCACTTCGTACCTTCCTCCAGTCGTTCCAGAGACTTCACCAACTCAGCGCTCTTGTTGATCTCCAACTCCAGTCGCCGCACCCCCACCTGCTCCTCTGTGTATGCAGCCCGTGACTGGTTCCACGCTTCTCTTGCATCATTGAGCTTGGTGTTTGCTTCTTTGATCACTGTTACAACTTTTGTACGCTTCTCTTCTAAGGTCGGAAGCTGTTCGTTCAGTTCACCAATCTTCTTCTGTGTCTCCTCATACTGTTTCAACGCCGCAGCGCTGTCACAGTTCTTTAGCTCAGTCTGCTTGCTCAGAATCGTGCCGGCCAGGATGGCGGCTTCCTTCTCTCTCTGAGCTTTCCATGTCGTCTCTTGTTGTTCGATCTTCTCGATCCGCTTGACAACGGTATCGATCTCGTTCTGTAGTCTTTCGTATTCCTTGGTCAGATCCTTTACGGTGGCCTTGGCTTCCTTGAGAACATCCTTGGCGTTCTCATGATGCTCCTTGTATCGGTCCAGACCCAACAGGTTCTCAACAAGGCTACGCTTGCCGGCGGCGTCCAACTCCAAGAAGGAGTAGCTGTTGCTGTCGTCAAATACAACAACAGAACAGAAAGCAGAATGAGACAGGCCGATCTCGCCATCGATCTTCTTCTGAGGTTCGCCCTTGCCGCCAGGAGTGACATCTGTGTCTTTATCCCAGATATGGTCTTTGCTTTGCCATATCCTGAGCTTATCAGGCTCTCTACCACGGAGGATGCGGAAGTCGTTGAACTCGATGATGACTTCCAATTTCTTCTTATGTATGGCGTTGATGACGGTGCCGTGGTCGAGCTTCTTCGGCTTCTTCACGGTTTTACCATACAAACCATAAGCGATGATGTCTTGTATGGAGGAATTGTGGACAACTGTAAAGTCTCCAAGTAGGAAAAGGTTGTTGCCATTCACTGTAAAACCGTAATAATCTCCTTCCCCGATTGCTTCAACCTTGATTCCTACTTTGAGTGGATCTTTGTTAATCTTCCTTGGCAGACATTTCTTTCTGGCGATTTTAGTAGGGATAATAGAACAATCACCTGAGATTGAGACACGCCAATAGTCGCCTTCTGTGCCGTTTTGAGATTTCTTACGGCACTGAGACATATAAGCAGCTAATCCCAGCGACCTACAGAGGTAAACTACATCTTCAGATAGAATCCGATTTTTGTTGATAAAGTCAAATCCTCCATTAGAAAGAGAGCCATCTGTATCGAGGATTCCGGCCAATACTTGTAGTCGCACATCTCTTGAATTGCATTTGTATTGATGCGGAACGTGTTTGTTGACAAACAGACCGTAAACTTTCAAGCAAGTTCTAAACCAATTATTGTAACAATCATTCCCGCTATTTTCTTGGGAGAATATACAATACGTATGATTATTCTCTCTAATGGAAAGATTATTGGCATCAGCAAATTGTTTTAGATAATCAACAACTTCTTGGTCTATATTTGTAATATGTGGTTGAGAAGAAGTACCATCCCCCAACCAAACTCCAAGAATATATGGATCAAGCAACACTTCTTTAGCAGCGAAGTCTACGCCAGTTCTGTACCCCTTCATCAGATTCTTAAAACAATCTGATTGTTTCATGTATTCTCGCACAGGGATATTGTAAATATCACCTTGACGATACGGATGATTCTGAAAGCGGTCATTTTTCTTATCTCCACTCTTTAGTGTGAGAATATGAGATTCATTGACTTCGTATGTGCCACCTTTAGTTGGTGTCACACGATACATCATCTCTCGACCACGGCAAAGTTCCAATACTTTACGTGGGGTAGAATCATCTCCCATTAATAGATCGCCTACTACGACATCTTTAGCCAACTTGACCGTGCCGTCATACATCATAATATGTTCTGTGGCACGAAAACATTTACCCGAACCATTACTGGCGGGGTTTACATCTGTGCCGGTATCCAAGTTGAGTCCTTTGACCAGCACAACCTTGCCGTGATCGTCAAAGAAAATCTCTATGCCTTCAGGACCAAAACACATAAAGTTCTTGGCCGAAATGTAGCGAAACTTGAGTTCTTTCATGGTATCCTCCGTGTGATTATACTCTACCTTATTTCAGGTAGTGCGCCAATAGTTCGTCTTTGTATGTTGTTCGGTCCCACTGGTGTACGATGTAGTAGGGTTCTTCTGTAGCAGGGAGATAGAACCTACCATTTCTAAAGATCGGCCTTACAAAGCCTTCTTTCACAGCTTCTCCTGTAAGACAGAATGCGTGACGTTGCGGCTCCTTCAGGAAGATTGGGCCTGTTCCTTGTAAAAATGAATATAGGTAGTTCAGAACCCCCTGATCTGTGTTCTTCCCTATGGACCGAACAGTATTAGACCATACAAGGAATAGAAGATTCTGTAGCATGTTGCTGGTGCCCATCATGACACCCCCATTGACTACAGGCCACTCTCTACATTCCTTTTGAAATTCCCTGACGTTCCTCTGTGTTTCAAATTGGTCAATCAGGTTCCATCCGCTTTGTTTGTGTGTCATTCCTTCGCCAGCCAGATTGAGGTACTCAAACCAGTGGCCGTCAACATAGTTGAAGATGTCCCTCTGGAACACAACATCCTTGCTGTCGGTGATTACAACGTGCTTATATTGCACTTTGTTTTTGACTAGAAACTCCCAGAATATAAGGTGGCGATCTCTCAGTAGGTAATGAATCCTAGCTGGGTCAATATCTACTATTGTAACCTTATTGTGTAGCTCTTGTCGAACAACATCTGGCATATCGTGTGTAAACACAAAACGGTCAGCGTCTTTGATGTGGTCAAGAGACTTCACATAACAACGGAAGCCTTCTGATTTGCAGAAGGCTTCCCCGCTCGCCCAAGTTAGTATGGCGTTCCTTACCATATCTTGTGTAGCTCCTTCTTTACTCTATTGAAATCATCATCTAGGTTCTGGCAGTTCCAAAAGAAGAACGCCCCTATACCTAGTGCCTCGTGATAGACTGGCATCACAATATGTGCCCAATCTAATAAATCATCAGGCGTCCATAGACACTTGTGAGATTCCGGGGCTGGGTTGTGCGGCTCCATCATCCACTCATTAAGTGGAGTGAACAAGATCTGTCTATCAGAGATCCTCTTCATTCTTTCTAGGAGCCGCACTCCTTGATCTTTCGTCAGATGCTCGATACCGTCCATACACAGGGCGACATCGTAGTGTTTATCGAAAACGGGGTGATCACTAAGTACGTCTGCCTTGACGAAATATGGCTGAGATGGACCCATGTTGCGTTCAACGACATCTACATACACTCTCTCCCTGAACGGAAGATTGCGTGTGTGAGTTGTCTCGCCGCAACAAAGATCGATCATACTCTTATGTTCCATGCCGTCACACAAGAGACAGAGAGTCTTGTAATATGGATCACCCGAACCATGTTTGTTGATGGTTATGACTTTAGAAGCTTTTTGCATATGAATTTACCAATCTCCATAAGGTGTTTCTCATCGAGGCCGGCTGGAACACCTTTCTTCTTTACAAAGGTCGCCATCATCTCATCTTCGTCTTTCAGAAGATCCTTGGCCCCTTCTACCACAACCCGGTCCTCCTCCTCCTTCTTTTCCTTCTGCTTGAAGTCGAGGCTGGCAACCTTGTAATGATCGTTGACTGTCTTCTTCAAATCAACGATGTCTTTGCCGGTCATATTGCCGACGATGCGAACGAAGTTGTTGTTCAGATCGTAGGTGGACACGTCATGTGGTTCGATAATGTAGTGAACTGGACTGAAGGTATTCTTCACATATTCCTTCTCCTGCGTGTCCAGATCGAGGATGACGATGTGTTTTTCTTGGAACGCCTCGCCGAACGATAGTTGGAGCGGCGAACCGATGTATTCCACTTTCTCGCTGAGTTGTTGCGCACCGTGATAGTGACCCAGGAACGTCTGATTCCAATCATTGAAGATGTCAACGCTCACAGGCAGCATGTCGTTGTCGTATTCAACAATAACGTCGGCCCTGGTGCCGTAGAGCTTGTTGAGTTGTGCGCCATGTACGGCCATATGTCCCATCAAACATTTCAGAGATTCCTTGGCACGGCCCTTCTTGAGCTTGGCGAGTTCTTTGATGGGGTTTTCTGTGTGTGGGCAGAAGTCGATGCTCAGGCCACCGATGTTGATGGTCTTCGGCTCATCGATAATGTGTACGTTCGACAGTGCCGTTAGTGGCTTGACGGAGTTCACGTCCCACTTCTCCTTATGATACATGTCGTGGTTGCCGACAAGTAGGTGGATATCGAAGGAAGGGACAGAGGTTGACCATCGCATGAAGACTTCAAACGTGCGAAGATAATTGAGAACGTCAATCTTCGCACGTTCATGAAATAGGTCGCCCAGGAAAATGATGTGTTCGCACTCATGATCATGCGCTGTCTTGAAGATCCACTCAAGGACCGTCAAGCAGTCATGAAGTCTCTCCACACTATCCTTGTGAGAGTGAATGTGCATGTCGGTGAATACTGCTGCTTTCGCCATGATCGTCTTTCTATTACAAACTTTGTAATCGTTACATCATCAGCATGCCGCCACCTGGGGGCATGTCGCCGCCCGGTGGTTGTACCATATCTCCACCCTCTTGTGAAGGATCGCCCTTCTTCTTCTCAGGCTTCTTGCCGTTGAGGATTTCGTCTAGTACAGTCCATACATCTGACGACTTGAACTGTAGGTGAACTTGCGGATTTAATCCACCGCCACCGCCGCCAGGAGGGGCACCGCCGCCGCCCATAGGATCTCCACCCGGAGGGGCACCGCCCATACCACCGCCCGGAGG